GGCGAAGACAACCAGCGTCATCCACACCCTTGTCAACTCGCAACTGACGGCTTCGAAGCAAGCCGAGTTTGATTCGATCACCCGTGAACTGGCATTGCTGCGGGAAATTGAGGGCATCGGCCCAGCCACCATCAGGATTACGGAGGCCATTGCGAAGGCGGAGGCGGCTCTTGCCGAATTGCAGGCAGTCCTCGCTGATCGTAGGCTATCGGCTGTCGATGTTGAGAAGCAGCAGCGTGATCAATCTAAAATCTAAAGGAGCCCACCATGTTCGACAAAATCATCGCTGCGCTGAAATCGATGTTTCATCCTGACGTGGCCACGCGCGACGGGGAACGAGAGCATAGCGAGATATCGGCGGCCTTGGACAAGAAGGCCAAGGGCTTGGCGTGGCGCACGTCCATCGTTGATTTGCTGAAGACGCTGGAACTGGATAGCTCGCTGGAGGGACGCCGCACCCTGGCGAAGGAGTTAGGATACGCAACCCCGTTCACCGGATCGGCAAAGGACAATATGTGGTTGCACGACCGTGTGCTATCAGAGGTGAACAGGCACGGGATCAAGATCCCGTAAGGGGAGACACGCCATGGAACTGATCCTGATCATCATCCTGCTTCTCATCTTCCTTGGGGGTGGCAGGCACTTTGGTGCGATGAACTGACGAACGGCTAACAAAGGAGGCTACCATGGGTCTGATCATCCGCATCCTGTCCATTCTACTTGCCATCGCGTTTGTGGTTCTTGCTTACTATGTTGTGATTTGGATTCTTGGTCTGCTCGGTATCCATATCCCGCAAAACATCCTGACGGTGATCTTCGTCATCATTGGGTTGATGGCGGCCATCGGGGCGTTGTCTGGTCAGTTTGACAACATCTTTCGATGGCCAAATCCGTAAGGTGGCGCGTCATCTTTTCTCCAAAGGACGATGGTAATGAAACCATGTTCGACTGGACCATTAGCCTCGGCAACGTCATCAATGTTCTGATCGTCGCCGGTGGTGGTGTCCTATTCGTGTATTCCATTCGCTGGAAAGTGGATGATTTGGCGAGGGACATTCTCGAAATGCAGACACAGCTTAAACGGATGGTTGACGTACTGGTCGAGCAAGGCCGACACGCTGAACGCCTAGCCGCAATGGATAGCCGGATCGCAGCGCAGGGCACGCGGCTTGATGAACTGACGAATCGCTTCAACCGGGACCACAATGGTCTGGGGATGAGAAAATAGAAGATGCCGCCTCGTCGTCCCCCTCCCCCGCCAACTGGATGGTGGTCTCAATTGTCCATGACAGCAAAATTTGCCACAGCAGTCGGCGCCATAGCCGGTTCCGTCGTTGCGATGGGAACGGCCTGGGCGTTCCTTGACCTCCCTGTCGTCTCAACGAGATCGTGGACGATGGCCCAGGTCGAGCGGCTTGAGCGAAACATCAAGCAGCAGGGCCAGATCCTCTATGACATCCGGCGTGGGCAGCTTGAGCGCAACGTCATCGACCTTGAGCAAAAATCCAAGCGGAACTCTGACGAGGAATACCGTTTGCGCGCTCTGAAAGAGGATATGAGGAGGCTCGATACGCAGATCGACCAAATGGGGAAAAAATAATAACGGTTGCTATTGCGGAGGATTGCGCGCCTAGTGTGTGGACTTCATGAAAATCCTCCCCGCTACTTGGGCCGCCCGCCAATGGGCGGTCTTTTTCATTTCACCGCGCGGCGCAGGTATCGTGGAAACCTTGGTGGATTTCGATGCTGGCCGTCTACAATGAACCGATAACAAGCGGCGGTCTTGACGGCTAACATAAGGGGCTGCTTGCCGGCGCCGTGCTTCTTGCGGCGGGCCTTTTGCAGTCCTTCCCACCAGCATTGCCAGCCGTACAGATATCGTTTCATGGTTCAAGGTCGCATCGGGCGATGACGCGCCCTTTGTCATCGACGTGGATCGCAGTCCCGCTTCCGGTGGGATCTACAGCGGCGTTCAGGTACGTCCGCGCGGACATAGAGTGCCCGGTGGAGATTGGACCTGAGATGAACGTCCCCGGATTGGGCCTGCCTGCCGTTCCTTCCTGTGCCTTGATCGGGGGACGGTATTCGATGGTCATCCCGATCAGCACGCCAATCATGATGCTAGAAAATACCAAACCGACATACAAAAAGATTTCAAACCTTGCTGGAGTGAAAATCCTCATGCCTTCCTCCTGTTTGCGATCTTGCGAGATGGCCACTTCCTTTTTGCCGTCAATTTATCGGTCGAAGATCGGAAGTGCGGTCCCTCAGACTTGGCTAGCAGGCGGCGGGTGAATTCCTCATTGGCTCGTGTGAGCCTCTTGCCCTTGGCAATCGCCGGTACGTCGATCTTGGCGGTTTTCTCGCGGTGGACGGCCACAAGTTTAGGGTCCAGGTTCCACCATGAGGCGGGGCCATCGTGGGCATGGAATACAATATGATCGAAGTGGAACAGGCTGATCACGCCATCGGCCTTCACCTTCCGTCTGCGCAGGTCGTCCCGTTGCTCCTGCGGTAGTAGGCAGGCCAGTGTGGCGGCTAGGCGCTCGGGGAGGGGGACGTAGGAGCGGTTAGTCATGCTGGCCCCCATGCCAATCGCATGGCCATAACCGTCCAGACTATGAGCGTGGCCCAAAGGATTGCCTCCAATATCCTCATCTACCTAGCTTCCGGCTGCCTGCTGCCATCTCCTTGGCATCCTTGATCATGTCATCGCGCAACTCGCACCACTCTGGAGTATCCTCCAGAGGATGCATCAGACGAGACGGCTTTACATGGGTGCATGTGTTGTGGACGCGGAACACGCACCATGTGCAGATAGCGCGGAAGGAGCCATCATCCTCATGCCTTACGATGGGGCCGAATGATCGCTTGTCTCGCCATTTCGATTTCTTCATGTGCGTCCTCTTTCATAGATGCTCATTCGTTGATGCAGAAATTTCCTCGTCAATCTGCTTCAGAAGCTCTGCGGAGTTCCTCTGCGTTTCCGCGTCTTCATCATTGCCTGCATCGGACACGTACTGACGAGCCTCTTTCAGAAGAGCGATCAGGATGCGCCGCTGGCAATCATCGATCTTGCAGTTAAAGATCATTGCCTGTCTTCCTATTTGTATGACTTCCCGCCAGTGTTGCGGCCGTTGTCCATCGCCTCGGCCGCTTCTTCCTCTGTTTCAGGAACGAACGGACGGCGGACAGTCTTCTTGAGGGTGATGACTTGGAACCCCGCGCGCCCGAGTTCGATTATCAGGTCGTCGGCAGTTTTATAAGCAAGCCCACGGCCCCAGTTACGAAAGTACGTGGCGATCACGTCGCGCGCCATCGTGTAAGGTGGCTCTGGCCATTTCCATTCATCGCTCATGTTTCGTCGCTCATTAAACCGCCGGATCGAGATCGGCCGGAATCTTCCAGCCCAGCGCCTTTGCCAAAGTGAGGCATTCGGCCGCCTTGATGGCAAAGAAAAGGGCGTGAACGTCATCGCCCTTGGCCTTGGCCTTGACCGCAGCGTCGGCTAGGTCAACCGCAAGCTTTCCGATTTCCTCTGCGCCTGTCATGGAAACTCCCCTAGTTACCCTTCGCCTGGAATTGCAGCCGATACCGCAGCCTCCCGTACAATCTCTCGTAATCGGGATATGTGCAGTTCATCTATCCAAGCCTAAGCGCAGGCTTACTGCTTCTGCCTCATTATCAAATGGTCCGTCAGTTGGTTCGCCGCCGAGGGGCCAAGTGTAGAGATACCATCCAGCGGTGATGTTGTTGCCAACGCTATCTAGCAAATCGTTGCCGTTGCAGTCTTGATCCAAATATACCACGATTTTCATCGCCCATCCTCCACGTTCTGCTTCATCCACATTCCTGGTCGTCTGGCTGTTTCATCGTCAGCCTTCCGCGTTGACAGTTGCCATTGCTGCGGCGCCCTCAAGGGCTTCGATGACGTCGTCAACCGTGCGCTCTTCCGCATTATTCCAAAGGGCGCAACCGCCCTCCGAAATGATACGCTTTGACACACCCTTGCTCAGCAGGTAGCGGTATAGCGCGCGAGTCTCTGCGCAGCATAAGCGGTCATTGTGTGTCTCCCCCGTGATGGCAATGCTGATCGCGCCATGCACGCAAACGCGCCCTGTACGGTCTTCTTGCTCCCATTTTGCTAAACCACGCCTGCGCACGATCCCGGCGGCTAGCAGCAGGTTTTGACGCCATAGCTCATTCGATTTTGGCTCATTCCATTTTGGGTCAAATAACATCAGTTATTTCCTTCCGGTTTTGTCATCGTGGTGCCGTCGCCGCCCACCAGTCTCAGCGACGGCATGCGAGCGGGGAGGCCGTCACCGCTCGCTCGGGGAGGGACGCCGTGACAGCGGCGGTGGGCCCCGATCTCGTTTCTCCATATTGGCAACCTCTGGTTCGTCGGCGAACCGTTCGAGCGCCTGACTGATAACCGGCCAGCGCACGAGGGTTTCCTGCCCAAGGGCCATAAGCCGCTGTTTGAGATTCCCGGCCTTGAATTCCTTCGCCATCTGCACCGCATTGATACGCCGGCCGAGTTCCGTTTCCGTTACCGATGGGGCACCGTCCAGGCGGGCGCGGAGGTCCTTGGCGACGGCCTTGAGTACCGATAGTTGCCGTGGCAGCAGGTCGGAACGGAACGGCATCTCTTCGTATTCCTCGATCAGGAGTTCGATGACCTCAATCTTCTCTTGGAGGGTGATCATGTGATTGTCCTTGCGGGCCTGCGACAGACAAAATCTGGCGGTGTCGTAGGAGGCTTGATGGGCCCCACCTTTGCCGGCCTGCGTTTCCCGGGCATTGGCGTGACCGCTGGTGCGTTTTCAGGGCCGGTGGCTATCTTGGTAGCCTCTGATGCCGTTGGCGCGTCAGGCGGGCTCGCTGGGGCCTCTATGCCCACCATGGCTTCCAACTCTGCCCGGAGGGCGCCCTCCTGCAAGCCGGGGATGATCTCGTTGCAGACTACCCACACCATGCGGTTGAAAATCCTGTTAAATGCATCCTGAGACAGGGACGCAAAGGCGATGGACTTCGGGATGATTGCCACCTGTTTGGTGCGCGGGTTCTGGAGCATGGTGACGTGGCGAGCCTTGATCTTGAGCCAAGACATGCTGTCCTCGCGGTCGTGCAGGAAATCGACGGCCTCGCCGACCACTTGCGCCAATGCCCATGCGAGCCGGAACTGACGTACATTGCGCGGTGTCTTGACCTCGACAAGCAGGGACTTCGTGGTTGGGATTTGGCAGATTTGATCGGCCGAAACCTCGTCCACTGGCACAAGGTGGCTACCTTCACGGCGCATGGCGATTTCCGTGGTCACGGTGCGAGCCTCTGTTCGAGTTTGCGCCAAACCCCAAGCAAATCCTCCCAATCAGGGGGGAACCAATCTGATTCCGTAGGCGCTACCGTGCCGTTCCAGAAGGCTTCGGCCTTGTCGTATTCCTTGAACGTCATGAGCTTGGCGATAACCCACTTGCGGACTTCCTCGGGGGGGCCTTTGAGCGATGGCATCGCGTCGGCCAGCAATATCTCCCCGTCCGCGGTCACGATCTCGTCCGGGGTCAGTTCCTCCCGCCTTTCCTTCATGGCCTTCATCACGGTCTTGAGGCGAGCGGGGTCTTTCTTGGCCAGCAGTTTCAGGTTATCGCGGTTTACCGCGTCCCACTGGAGGACCTCTGCGGCAGTCTTCGCCGCGGCGATGTAGTCCAACATCTTGCCTGCCCAATCGGAGGTCGATGCAGCACTGAAGGCGTGGGGCTCGGCCGGTGCAGATGGCGGCGGAGGAGGGGATGGCACACGGGACTTCGGTGCGGTGCGTTGTGGTGGGGCATCGTTGCCGCCCTTGTCCGCGTCGTCATCGTCTCCCGTGGGGATCTGGAACAATGCCAACAGGAAATACTTGCGCGCCGCGGTGTGCGCCTTGTTGAAGGATTTGTCGTCAAATCCGCCCTTGCTGTCGCGGCACCGCGAAAGTCCAGTTTGCACCGGGTGCTCGGGCCACACCTCGCCGGACGAGTGGACAATCGTGAAGGCGTAGCGCACGGCCACGGCGCGATCCTCATCGAACATGGTGCGGTCAATTTCAGTTTGGAACACGACGAGCCCGTGCCTCGCCATCAACGGCGTGAGGCGCTGCAAAATATCTTCCATCCTGGCGTAGTCGTAGCGGTGAAACTCGTTCCTGCCATCCTTGCCGATGACGCCGATTTCGCTCATGACGGCACTAATCGCCTGAGCAATCTTGGCCACGCTGGTTTGGGGCAGTTGCGGGAATGGAGCTATTGGCGCAACTGCTGGCAAAGGCCATTGTGCCACTATCGCCGGAGCCGTCACTGACGACGGGATATCCTGCACAGTGTTACCCATAACTGGGTAACCCGTAATGTTGTCAGGCGACGGGACGCGCGTTGCGGATTTCTGGTTCATGTTCATTACCTCACATCTGCCTGATCTTCGACGGTTACGCCGGGGACTGTGCGCCCTGCCTTGACTTCCTGTTGAGCGAGCTTGAGCAAGAGCACTTTCACTTCGGCATGGTTTTGAAAATACGCATAGAGCGCCTTATCGTCCGTAATGCCGGTGACAACCTTGACCACCCCAATGTGGGCCGCCTTGCCGGTGGCACCCCTGATTTTGGTGACGGCTGGAGCCTTCTCGGCGGGGCGCGCCTTGAGTTTCGTCGTCTCCCACTTGATCATCGCAGCGCGGATCGCGTCGGCCGCAGCCTTTGCGGCCTTCACGACGGGTTGCCATCTGGCATCGACATCCTTCGCGGCTTGGAAGTGTGGAGCCTTCTCTTTTTCCCTCTTGGAATCGGCCTCATTGGACAGTTCGAGCAACCGCGAACGCAACGTCTGCGCCCGTGTTAGCGTGGCGTCGTCGGTGATCTCGGCATAGGCTTCCGCACCGACCTTGGCGCTCTCGATCTGTTCGCGGATCAGTTCTAGGTCACTGATCGTTCCGCTGTTGTCGCCGATGCCTCGGCCGTTAGTCTGTTCGTGGACCGTATCATCGATGTCGGACCATGAACCGCCGTCCTCCACCTTGCGGAATTCCGCCTCTGAGATTGGGTGTTGTACGGCCCCCATCCATGCATCCGCAGCCTGGATGGCATTGACCTCGCGTCCATCAATCACGCCTCGGAGGAAGCCGTTCTCATCACGCCAGAACGCAGCGCCGACGTAGTGGTGCCTGCCTGATATCCTGTCCTTGCGGCGGATGCGGTAGTAGCCGCTCTCTACGTTGTCGATGCCCTCATGGATGGGCACCTTCTCGCCTGCAAGGCGCCGTTGCCAGTTAAGCCATTGATTCATGATGCCACCCTCGTCTCATGCTCAACCGTCCAATCTGTGCCGACATAGTGAGATCGATTTCCGAAAGTACCATTCTTTAATTTTGTGACGCCATGAACGGACACTGAGAAGTCGAGGGTGTCTTGCCATGACCAGACATCGGCCTTGGTGATTTTGTATAGATGCCCATTCTTATCTTTAACGATGCTGCCTATCGCGACTCCGCATTCTGCAAGACAATGGTCGCGCAGGGCTGCTTGTGCGATATCTAATTTTTCTTTTGCCGCTTCGCATTCGGCCTTAGCTGCCTCAATCCTTTGCTTCAGTTCCAAGAAGCCCATCACACTGTCTCCGTTTCTCTATCGAGAAGGTCTGCGGTTTCGACTAAATCCTATCCTGATTTCTAAGTTCATCGTCCTCGGCGCATTCCATCATTTCGTTGTGCAGGCGCTCTAGGTCTTGAATCGCATCGATCTCGGTGGCACCAAATCCAACCATGTGTCGGTTGGCTGAATCCTCCGCGCCGTCGTAGTCGTCGTAGGTGGCGGACCAGTCGTATCCGCGTATCGGGATGGGCTTGGCCCAATAGTGGGTGTTGATCACTCGCATGGGTTCCACCAATCCTCGCGGTCAGCAGCGGCTTCCATCCGGTCCAGATCGAGCGGGTCGCCCTGGTCGCCGACGACAAACCCAAGGGCACGCAGTCTGCCAAACAGCACGTCATCCGGGATTGCGGCCATGGCATCGCTGAGTTCCGCGAGCGTTGGGATTTTTGGCTCAGTCATCTCACCCTCCTGCCATCACGAGAACAGCCACGCACACCATTGCAACGGCAGCGCATACGAATTGGGCTGCGATCCAGTAGATTTCTGTGCGGTCGTCGGTCATGTTTACCTCCATGCCACGACGGCGGTGATGTCCTCGCCGTAGTAGGCGAGCGAGGACGGCCCGTAGGTCATGCAATCGCTGACGCGACCGCCACGACCACCTTTGGCCAGTTTCTTTGCGAGTTGCATCGCAATGATCTTGTTAGACATCGTTGCAATCTGCTGCGTGCAGATGCCGCGGGCCTCATCGTCCCAAACAGTTGTGATGGTGTAGGTGGTCATTTCGTCCGCCCCTTGTTCGGTTGCGTCGCAGGTGTGTTATGGGCGCATTGACAGGCGGTGTCAATACGCATATACGCATATTTGTGAATTAAATTCTGGAGACAAACGAATGCGCTATTTTTGCAACAGTGACCTAGTGAAACTGGCCCGCCAGGAAATCGGGGATGGAACCCAGAAGGAATGGGCAAAACGGAAGGGTGTATCAGTGCCGTACCTGTGCGACTTTCTGAACGGTCGCATCGAGGCTGGCCCCATGATTCTGAGGGCCTTGGGCTTTCACGTTAGGCCATTTTACAAGAGGGTAGAGAAATGAACAAATTCACCTGGACCCCCGAAAATCTAGCCTATGCCGTTGAGCAATGGGCACAAGGCGCGACCTCAACGCTGATCGCCGCTGCCATTGGCACCACCCGCAATTCGGTAATCGGAAAGCTGAAGCGCGTGGGTGCCGTGCCAGCGCACCGCATCACGTTGCCGGTGGCGAGGGCTACCAAGGCAGCCGAGGCACCCCAAAACGCTCCCACGGTCACCCCTGTTACGCCTAAGGCCCCTCGCAGGGTTAGGGTGTCCAGGCCCAAGACCCTGCTGAAGTTGAGGTTTGCCACGGAGCACCGCCGCGCCGACTGCCGTTGGCCGCTCGGGAACTGGGCGTTTGGCAAGAATCTGCACAACGACCCCCCTGCCACGCTGTTCTGCGGAGCGCCTGCGGAGATGGGGAAATCGTGGTGTACGGCCCACTGCCAGCAAGCATTCCAACGTCGGAGATGAACATGAAAACGACCTACGATGTCGAAGTCCGTGCGCAGTGTCCCGTAAATCCGAGCGACACCGACGTGTATCACTTCACGATTGAGGCAGAATCCATGATCGAGGTCGAGAAGATCACGGCGTTTTTCGCCGACAACTCCGGTCTGAAAAACATCTTTCAGGAGACACTGACAAACAAGTGCGCCGTCACGCTCGGGGCCAAGGTCAAGAGCGTCGGGTGGCACTCAGGAGTCAAGGTAACATGCGAGGCACCGTGAAATGAAAACCTACAGTCTTGAACAGGGCATTATGAACCCCCGTGACAAAACTTTGAACTGGCAGACCTATGATGTTTACGAAACCTTGGAACAAGCCAAAAGGGAAGCCAAGAAAAGTCCAAGGTGTTTTTGGCGAGTCATTGAATCTACTGTTGTCTGGGAACACCGCGACACAATGGGCATCAAGGTCGTATAGCGGAGCCGACATATGGACAAGTTCAACGCCATGAAAACTTCACGGCAGAAAGTCCGTCAAAGGGACCATGATTTACTTGAGCGGGTGCATCCGTCACGACGTGAGCCATCCGATGCTGGGATTTATTCACGTCCCCCGACGCCGTGAGGCATTGCCTGATGGGTGCATCTGGGCCGCCGATAATGGCAGGTTCAGTGCCCCATGGGAGTACACCGATGAAGCCTACTTACGATGGCTGGGGAGCCAAGATAGGGAACGCTGCCTTTTTGCGACGGCACCGGATGTTCTGGCCGACCATATGGCGACTGTCGAACTTTCAAGACCATTATTCCCGCACCTTCGCGCTCTCGGCTATCGCGCGGCTTTCGTCGCCCAAGATGGATGGCAGGATGCGACCACGCCGTGGGACGAGTTCGACGTGCTGTTCTTAGGCGGGACTACCTCGTTCAAATTAGGTGTTGGAGCCAATGCTATCGCCTCGGCACAGGCGCGAGGAAAGGCAACGCACATGGGCAGAGTCAACAGTTTCACACGACTGCGTGTAGCCGCTGCGATGGGATGTGACAGTGCTGATGGTACATACCTTAAATTTGGCCCCGACATCAACACGCCAAAGATGCTGGCTTGGCTTGACCGACTGCAAGTCAACGAGATGCTTCCGTTTCATGCGAGGACGTTATGAACGAACGCGACAAACGGATTCTGGCTATGGCTACCACCAAATCTAACGGCATGATCGCAAACGAACTCGAAGTTAGCCGTTCTGTCGTCTCAGGGGTCATATTCCGCAACCGCTACTCGCAGAAAGACCGAGGACCAAAAAATACAGTTGGATGGGGAAACCAAGGCCCCGGCAAGTGGGCCAAGGAACACTACAAAACAGGACCGAAAACTGGAGAGCAACTTGATGGACAATGACAACTACGAGATGGTGATCACGCTGGACGCCAAGACCGTGCAGCGGCTGGCTCAGGTCGGTCGATACCTTGGCGGCGTACATCCTAGGAAAATTGCCGAGAAATTGTTGCGGGACGTGTTAAATGATGACGCAATGATCGAGGCTTGCTTGACGCAGTCCACCACCCGCCTGAATTAACGCATCAAATCGAAGGGAGAAAATTAACATGGCTCGACCGAGGAAAGAGGCGTCCTACAATTTGACACCGGCAAAAGACCTCAAGGCCCTGCTGAGAGCCGGCCAGAGGAACGATGTCGAAACCAACGCCCTGAATTCGTTGCTGAAGGACAAAATTGCTGATGCTGTCGCCAATAAGGGCTTGCACCGGAAAGCATTTTCCAATGCCCGTGCTCTCGACAAGCTGGAGCCGGAAGAGTTGAACGCCTTTTTCCGGAATTTCGACCATTACTGCGAGGTTTTCGGGCTGCGCACGAGGGCCGACTCGGCACCTGCGCTTGAGATGCCGGAACCGGAGCCCGCACCTGAACGTGACAATGTGTCGCAGATCGGCCGTGGCCGCCGACGAGAATTGGCCGACGTGGGGTAGGCGTGAATGTCCCGCAAGTTCGAACTTGTGCGCCTGACCCTTGCTGAGGCCAACGCCTTCGTGCGTGCCCATCACCGGCACCATAAACCTGTGATTGGGCACGTATTCTCCATCGGCGCTGCGCTGGACGACAATGTCGTCGGTATATCCATCATCGGCCGACCCGTTTCTCGTCATCGGGACGACGGGGTGACGGCGGAGATTACGCGCCTCTGTACGGACGGAACCAAAGATGCGCCATCGTTCCTGTACGGTGCCAGTGCTCGAGCAGCGTTTGCATTAGGATTCAAGAGGATAGGAACATACATCCTCGCAACTGAACCGGGGGACATCCCTGACAGCCGCAGGATGGAGATGTCTTGGAGAACGCGGCGGCGGATCATGGTCTGTGCCTAGCCGACCGCGCGTCGATAAACATCCAACACAGACTAAGTTGTTGTTCGAAGTAGCCTTATGAGCCTCTTGGACCTCATCGAGCAGGGCGATACAGAAGCGGTTGCCCCGCTCCTTGTGGTCACCATGTCGGGGGCCCCAATCGGCAAGGGCAGGCCCCGTTCCCGCATCGTTCGCCCCCGCAATGGCCCCCAATTCGTCAGTGTCTACACGGATGCCTCTACGAGGGCCTACGAGGCCCGCCTACGCGCTGCCGCGCTCCGGGCCATGCGAGGCCAGCCGCCGCTGGAAGGGCCACTGGCGGTCACCGTATGGGCTTACGTGGTCATTCCAGAGAGTTGGTCGCTCAAGAGGCAGAACGCCGTGGTGGGAGGCTATGCGCCCGGTCGTCCCGATCAGGACAATATCCATAAGCTGGTGCTCGATTCCTTCAATAGTTCCAAGAAAATGGGTCCCGGTGTCTGGCGTGACGACGCCCAAATCGTGGACGGCAGGACGATCAAGCTCTACGCCCGGCGCCGGCCTGGGCTCATCATCGAGGTCCGGCGTGCCGGCACTCCGCCGACGCCATGGGCGGAGGATTATATATGACCAGAGATCGCCGCGCAGGAACGACCACCAAGCAAGCGAAATTGCGCCGTGATGTGGCATTGGCGCGGAACGATTTCCGCTACCCTTCCGTGGAGCGGGAGGCCCCGGCAGGGGTAACGTCGATGCCTGTCAAGGCGGTGGATGCCGCTACCCGGAGGCTGATTGACGAGGCGCTGGCGAGGATAAATGGCCGGTGACGCTACCCCTAGCGTCATCGAAATAAACCCTACCACATCTAGGGACTTGCACTTCTGCGTGTGAAGGCGCATAAACAGAAACCCCCGCCAATGAAGGCAGGGGTTCCGTTTGGGTCACCCGTTGAGGGACGGGTTCCGCAGGCGGACCACGGTGTATGAGGCACCAATGGCTACCCACCAAATAGACAATATCCCAAGTTCGCGCAAGACCTCTGCCGGTCGCCGCCATGAACTGCGCCTGCCTACGGCAATCCACATCACTGAAGCCCGCAAGATCGCCGAAAGGATCGGCGCGGACCAAGTGATGGTGATTGCCTTCAGCCGGGACCATTATGCGGCAGTGAGTTACGGCAAGACCAAGGCTCTGTGCGCTGATGCTGGAAAATGGCTAGATCGAATCTGCGATAATTTGGCTGACGGCACGCTGCCGGCGCCAACGAAGTCTGTAGCGTCTGAGTAGACGGGCTGCCAGCAACCGCTGGTGGCCCGTTTTGTTTGTGCGGTCGCCTCTATTTTGCAAGGACGACCGAAGTTGGCCGCCGATATGAGGGGAAATTCTCATATTGGCGGCCAGCGACCCACCGGGTGATCAACCGGACGGGACTAGGGGATCGCAGACGTAGCCGGGAACCCCACCCGGCGCGACCGGCGAAGCTATGACACCATGCCAGAGTGCCGATTTCCCCTCTTTCTTTCTTACTAACTGACTCTCTACCAAGTTGAGGGTCATCAAAGAAAACAAGTTCCTTTCTCGGAAGTCCTCTTTACTGAGCCGCGCGCGAGTAGGCCGGTTCCGACGCAACGGTAGCAGACGACAGGAGTACAACCAGTGATAAGCGAGTTGCGTGATTACCAAGTCAGCCTCATGACCGCGCTGCGTCAGACGATAGCGCAGAGGGTGTTGCGGGTGGTGGTCCAATCCCCGACCGGGTCCGGCAAGACGGCCTGCGCGGCGGCTATCGTTGACGGTGCCCTCCAGAAGGGCAACCGGGTTGCGTTCGTCGTGCCTTATTTGTCACTGATAGATCAGGCGCAGGCCATGTTTTATTACGAGGGGATCACCGACGTTGGAATCATCCAAGGGCAGCATCAGGCAACCGATTGGAGCAAGCCGGTCCAAATCTGTAGCGCGCAGACCCTTGAACGCCGTGAGCGGTTTCCAGAGGCGCATGTTGTCATCATTGACGAATGCCATCTGCTTCGCAAACACCACATCACTTGGCTGAAGCACCCCGACTGGCAAAAGGTCCCATTCATTGGATTGTCCGCTACGCCGTTCACCAAGGGGCTCGGCAAGTATTTTGAGACGATGCTGATTGCTGCGACGACGCAAGAATTGATCGACAAGAAATACCTGTCGCCGTTCCGCTGTTTTGCGTCGGGACATCCAGACTTGTCGAATGTCAAAATCGTGAGCGGGGAATATCAGAAGGACCAATTATCAGGAGCGATGCAAGAGGGAACGTTGACGGCTGACATCGTGAGCACATGGAGGGACAAATGGGGTCAGGACAAGACGCTCTGCTTCGGTGTGGATCGGGCGCATGCAAAGAATATACAGGAGCGTTTCACGGAAGCTGGTATCAGTTGTGCCTATCAGGATGCGAACACTCCGCCCTCAGAGCGCGCCGAGATCAAGCGCAAGTTTCACAATGGGGAATATCGGGTTATCTCGAATGTTGACACGCTGAGCGTTGGTGTAGATTTTGACGTGCGGTGTCTGATTTTGGCGCGGCCCACCCGGAGCGAATCAAGGTATGTGCAGATTGTCGGTCGCGCTCTGCGCACGGCACCGGGAAAAGATGCGGCACTGATTTTGGACCACAGTGACACGACGCAGAGGCTCGGATTCGTGACTGACATTTATCACGACCGCCTCGATGATGGAAAACCTAAGCAGGCTATCGAGCGTAAGCCACGCCTTCCGAAAGCATGTCCGCAATGCACGGCGCTGCGTCCCGCAGGCGTCTCCAAATGTCCGGCATGTGGATTTGAGGCGGTGCGCGTCAATGGACATTTTGAACTGGACGGCGAGCTTGTCGAGATTGCGCCGGGAAATTCGCTAAAGAGAAAGGGTGCCAAGCGTGAATATACGATGGCGGAAAAGTCTACATTCCTTGCAGAGTTGAAGGCATACGGCATTTCGAAGCAATACAAGCCCGGATGGGCATCGCGAAAGTATCAGGAAAAGTTCGAGGCATGGCCGCATTGGTCGATCAAGGACGTTGCGCCCGCTCCCTACCCGTCGTCGGCTACGATGATGTTCATAAAGTCTCGGCAAATCGCGTGGGCAAAGTCTAAGCGGAACGAAGTTCATGCGCAGTAAACACCTCGATAGCCTGCTGTTTGCAATCGGCGTTCACGGTCCTACGGTGGCATTCGAGCATTTGTCGTACATTCGGCGGCTGCGGACGACCGACAAGGATGCATTCCACGAGGTCAAGATGACGCTGATCGAGGCCGGAATGGAGCATGGCGACGTCATGGAAATGGTTCTCGGCCGTCACCCGCTCGGCTGCGCCTGCTGGCGGTGTGTCCTGATGCTGCACACACAGGCGCTACGGCACCACGTAAGGCTCAATCAGGGAGGGGTTTGATGGACGATATCCTGCAAGCCGAATCGATATCCTGCGAACTGTGCGAACATAGCTCCGCGGTGCATGTCTGCCTGCACGATGGAGACGGGGAGATTTTCGCTGTGGCGCACGTCCCGGCGTCGAGCGGCAAGGAATTCCTCGCGCAGTTCAGGGCGTGCCTGAAGGCGACAGGGGAGATGACGACAGCGCCATCCGACTGGGTGCAGTGATGCTCACCCCTGACCACATCGCCCGCAGTGACAACCTCCGCCTCGCGCACGATCTTTAGGCGACTGCCGCCGCATTGAAACTTGCCGATGCCTTTGCCAATGGCGCGGCGATTGATTTTGTCACAACCAGTGGAGTGTTACCATGTTCAACGATCCCAACTACACCGACGAAGAGATCAGATTGATCACGGAAATGCGCGGCCATGAAATCACATGGTCGGAGATCAGGCGAGAACTGGTTGAGTCTGGCTACCGCCTCCGCAGTACGGACGCGCTCAAGCGAGCGATGCATCGTCGCCGAGAGGGGTTTGTCCGAACGCCCAAGGTGTATGATGAGCGGGCTGAGGAAGCAGTGGATGCCTCAGAGGCCCGGCTGGAACTGCGGAAGCTAAAGCGGGCAGACGAGGCGTTTTGTAGAGCTATGGCGCTGGAACTAAACGGAGCACACAAATGACCAAGAGCGTTGCGACCAACGGCAAGACCGACCCTGTTTTCCCCGTGCGCAATCTTCCGCCTGCCATGCCGGTGGAATTACATCCGAAGGCACAACAAGCTGCCGCGGCGTGGAGCGACATGTGCGGTGCTATTGAGCGGCAGGAAGCGGAGATCGGCCAACTGCGGGCCGACCTCGCGGTGGAGCGTCGGCACGTTTCCGACTTGCAACGGATGCTTGACGCTAAGATTGTGGACAGTGGCAGGTACCAGCGGTATGCCATTGAAATCCGTACCCGCCTTGCCCGCCTCGTCAAGGACGCGGAAAGCCTCAAAGCGACAACGCTCGAAGCTGATAGTTGCGCTCTGGAATTCTCATTGGAAGAGCCACCGACCGAGGCCCGCCCCGACGCGGTTGCTGCGGTCGAGAAAGCAATTGCAGGCGTGGCGCATGGGCGGGAGTGACGAGGATGGACGAGAAAGAACAGGCCAAGCACATTGCTAGCATGTGGCTTGATGGCCGAATGAACTCGCTCGTGCAGATGATCCCCGGCGATCCCGACTGCGACGCCTACGTGCTTGCGCGTCAATACCTACGCGCACTCGATGCAATTGATGACCTCCGCCGCCCATCCGCCAGCGACATAGACCCAACCGCTGGCGCTGATCCTTATTGGAATTGGGGCCGCGGCACAAAGGCCCTGCTACTCTGCGTCATTCTGCTAGCCGGCTGCGGCGGCCCCGGTGGCTGTCCAGCTACCGATCCGGCATGCACGCAGCCGACCCGGAGGTGATAAAATGAGCCCCTCAGACCCACCATTCCCCCCACGCCGCCGGCATATGGCCAATAGGCGGCCAGCAATTACGTTTCAGGTGGAGCATCGAACCCATAGTGGAGCGGAATTTCCGTACCACGTCACAGTCGGTCTTTACCGCGATCAATCCATTGATATTGGTGAGATTTTCATTAATACTGCGGGAAAGGCCGGGAGCGACATCGACACGATGGTCAGTGATGCCGCCGTTGCCGTAAGTCTCGCCCTGCAATACGGTTGTCCCATCGAGGTTTTGAGGTCGGCCATGAAACGCAACCCAGACGGCAGCCCCGCTGGCCTCATGAGCCACGCCTTGGACGAGGCCGCAAAGGTGGTGGGACGATGACAACCAAGGCAGAACTCGCAGCCCTCGAAAAGGTCTTCGCGAGAGAAATTAAAGGGAACCTGCCCTTCCAGTCGAAGGCAAAGATATTTGCCAAATTGGCAGAGAAGGGGATGATCGAGCCGATGGTGAGAGAATTTCGCGGCGACCGCTTTGGCTCCTGTCGAGTTGAAGGATGGCTAATTGTCTCATTTAGGTCGGCTGACCTACTGCATGTCATGCGATGGTGACGAGCCCAACGATAGTTCCACGATGACCCCACAAACGGCCACAAATGCCCAATGGTAAGAAAAACACGGCTCCTGGTACCAAACCAGCCCCCAAGGCCAAAAACGCGCCAGCGAGCCTTCCTTGGCCTGCCGAGAGGATAGAAAAACGGCTTATCGGGGATTTGACTGCCTATCCCAACAATTCCCGCATCCACAGCGACGACCAGATTGATTTAATTAGCAAATCAATTACGGAATTTGGCTGGACGACGCCAGTCCTCGTGGACGAGGGGGACGGGGTAATTTGCGGCCACGCCCGCATCCGGGCGGCCCAGAAGCTCGGATTTGCCGAGGTCCCGGTCATGGTAGCCCGCGGCTGGACTGAGGCGCAAAAGAAAGCCTACGTCATTGCCGACAATCAAATCCCGCAATCCGGCGCCTCGTGGGATTATGATTTATTGAAGGTCGAATTAAACAGTTTGGCCAAATTAGACTTTGATCTCAAGTTGATAGGATTTGATGATTTGCAGCTTGTGCAATTCATGGCCCAGCCCAATGGAAATGATCCCGACGAGGTTCCTGAGCCGCCGGTCGTCCCCGTCTCGCGCACGGGGGATTTGTGGATATTGGGCAATCATCGGCTGCTGTGTGGGGATTGCACGTCCGCATCTGACGTAGCGGCGTGTTTGGGGAAAGTTAAGCCGCATCTGATGGTTACGGACCCGCCTTATGGGGTGAGTTATTCGGCGGGGTGGCGCAACAAGGCCATGCCATATAAAAATGATCCTTCTCGTTGGAAGGACGGCGCCGGTAGGGCTACCGGCGCCGTAACTAATGATGATCGCTCAGATTGGCGAGAAACATGGGTCTTGTTCACCGGGGACGTTGCATATGTGTGGCATGCTGCCACTGAGGGCCATATTGTTGCGGAAAGCCTAATGGCTTGTGATTTCACAATACGTTCCCAGATTATTTGGGCTAAAAATCAATTAGTTATTTCACGGGGGCATTATCACCCGCAGCATGAGCCCCTATTCTATGCAGTGCGCAAATCAGCAAATGGGCATTGGTGTGGGGGCCGGACACAGACGACTCTTTGGCAAATAAACAAGCCAGTCAAATCTGAAACGGGCCATTCAACTCAAAAACCCGTCGAATGCATGAAGCGCCCAATCGAAAACAATTCCTCCGTAGGGCAGGCAGTCTACGACCCATTTGTTGGCTCAGGCACCACCATAATTGCCGCGGAGATGACACAACGCTCTTGTTTCGCTATAGAAATCGACCCCATCTACATAGACGTAGCCCTCCAGCGCTGGCAGAACTTCACCAACAAGCAAGCCACCCTCGAATCCACCGGCCAGACCTTTGAACAAGTCAAGCAAGAGCGCCTAGACCATGCCAAAGAAAACCCAAAAACAAAGATTCGAGGGCGTATTCAAACAGGCAGTAGCCGAAGCCCTCGTGGAAATGCAGGACGTACAGGACAGCCAAGGCAGGACGTTCCAGGTTGATAAACTTAGACTTCTCGCCAGATCCCTCGTCCACGAGGGCATCAAGGGTGATGTCGTCGCCATCAAGGAAATCAACCGCCTTGAGATCAAGCCCCCACGCGGCCACCCAACATCCTACAAACCAGAATTCGACGCCCAAGCCCATAAACTGTGCCAATTAGGGGCAACAGATAGGGAACTAGCTGATTTCTTTGATGTTTCAATCGATACAATCACACAGTGGAAATCCGTTCACCCTCGTTTCTCCGCCTCCCTAAAAGTTGGAAAAGATGAGCCAGATGAACGGGTTGTAAGGAGTTTGTACCAAAGGGCTATGGGCTATTCGTTCGATACCGAGGAGATATTTGTCGTGGGCGGGGAGGTTACGCGCGTGCCCGTCCGCAAGCACGTACCGCCTGACGTAACTGCTTGTATATTCTGGCTAAAGAACCGGAGACAGCAGCAGTGGCGCGACGTTCACAAGCTTGAGCACGGCCAGCCCGGCGACTTCGACCGCCTGACCGACGACGAGCTAGTGCTTGAGATACGGCGGGAGAGCGAGGCCATTGCGTTGCTGGGCCACGGCAAGGGGACTGTTAACTGAGGTTTGATTGACAATCGTCCGTAAATCGTCCATCAAACGTCTATGGACGCACCCAAGTGCAGACTGTGTGGCGAGCGGCACTACGGCCTCTGCCCCGGCCTTTCGAGGGGGCGTCCTGCTGTAGAGCCCAAGCGAGAAGTCAGGGGGCCGGTCAGCCGGTCGTCTGCGGTACACGGGGGAAAATCCGGGAGTGGTCACTCGGCCAACCTGCCTCGGCCCACCGGGCAGGCATCCAGTCCGCCCGCCGTGCAAGACCTCACGGCAACCAAGCCCAAGCGCGGCCGTCCTCGTGTCGAGGATCGCGGTAAGACCCTTGCGGCAATCAGGCCATGGGTGGCCGCTGGCATGTCGCGGGCCACTTGGTATGCGCGGCAGCGTGAAAAGAAAAACGGCGTACCCCCAAAATAATTGTGCCACCCCTATTGACCTCCGTGCCAAATCGTGCCAATATGCGTCATCAGCAACGGAGAGCGCAGATGGCTTCCACCAAATACTTCCAGGGCGAGACGGAACTGACCCGCATCCAGCCGATGGACAACAAGGTGTTTGCCGCTCGCTTTCCGGGCGTCAAGGGCCGCCGCTGGGATGGTTTCTCCCGCATCGTCGGTATGCCGGTCGGCTATCAGCCGGCTTGGACGGGCCGCGGCTACAGTGAAGACCTGCGCCCTGTCGAGCGCGTAATCGCGTACAAATCCAACCCCAGCAAGCACAAGTGCGATGGACGCTGCCTCAATGCCAAGGGTGGCAACTGTGAGTGCGAGTGCGGCGGCAAGAACCATGGCGCAGGCTTCCACTGCGTGGCGGCCTAAGCCCCCCTTCCCACCCAATCAGGAGTAACGCAGATGACGCTCACCTACAGCCGCCCCGACCTAGATGCCGCCAGCACCACGACAGATCACGGTCGTGCGATGCATGGCTGGCAATGCCCGGAGTGCTACGGAGTTAGGGTCGTTCCGCAATCTCCGCCTCGTCGTCCCCACGATCCTCACCGCTATGTTTGCAGCGAGTGCGGCTGTCAGTGGACAGGAGTAGCATGATGGCCGGTCGCCCCCTCGACGGTAAGCCCCCCTTCCCACCCTATCAGCAACGGAGAGAGCAGATGAAGAAGGTTCTGGCAGAAATGGCCCGCGAGTGTGACGTGTGGGGCAAGAACGTGACTTGGCGTTGTGAGGCGGGCGATAGCACTATCCGCAATGTTGTCGGCATTGGCCGTACAGCGGATGAGGCAATTGCTGATGCAAAGCGCCAATACGCATTCCCAGTGACAATTGAAGTGGTTGAGACGCCGTAATGCGCCCCCCTTCCCACCCAATCAGGAGTAACGCAGATGACCCACGTACAGATTCCCGCCTACACTGACCGTTGGATGGTGCCGATATGATCATCGTTATTTGGAACAAGAATGGCATGCGCCTGCGCGTGCTTGAGGTGTTTGAAGGGAAGTGGGGCGAGACTTGCCTCATGGTCTGTAAAGAGACAGCGCCTAATCCGATCATGGGGCTCTTCTCCGTTCGTGCCGATCAAACATCACTGCTCGACCATATGGTGTGGAGGGGGCCGGTTCCATGACCCAAACTAAGCGTAAGAGCGGTCGCCCCCTCGACAGCCAGAAGCACACGACCCTGACGGCGACCAAGCCGTGGGTTGCGGAGGGCATGTCGCGTAGAACTTGGTACCGTCGGCGTAAGGCGGAGGCTCTACCTACCACCAAGTCTAACCGCGGTCGTCCCCTCAAGGGCGCGGAGCCTCGGCCGAAGCCATGGATTGCGCTCGGGATGAGCGAGTCCACATGGCGACGTCGGCAGAAGGGGCCGAGGAGGACGGCCAACCACTGGCGGAGGGCACCGGCATGACCCGAGCCTTTCAAACGAACGGAGAAAAGCAATGATTGACGGTACAATCCGCTCCCACCGCGGTCGCATTGTGGTGGACTACTCGACACCGCCCGTGATCGAGTACGTTGACGAGCAGCCATTGCCGCTCAAGTGGCAGTTGTTCGCCGCCTTTATGGCCTGCTCTTGCACTGCGGCGATAGGCTTCATCTGGGCATGGCTGATATTTGGGGTGGCGCAATGATCTATCTGTTAATGACGTTACTCGTAATTGTTCCTCTCGCTATGCACATCGACGCATGCAACCTGCATGTGTGGGCGGTTGATAGCATGGGCGACGAGATAGATCGGGAGAGGTGGCGGTGTGAGCCGTTCTATCGCTACTGCAAATTCATGTCTTGGCCGTTACGATTGTTTTAATGTGACCACGTCCACCATCGACAGGCCGAGGATCGAGCGCATCGGCAAGATGATAGCCGAGCACCACAGACGCATGGCCCGGAAGGCGCAGAGCGGGCCGGGTGGGCTGATGGAGTTCATCCGGTACTACTGGCATGTTTTGGAGCCTGAGACGCCGCTGGTCGAGGGCTGGACCATGGAGGCCATCTGCGAGCACCTTGAGGCCGTTACGGCAGGGAGAATCAAACGGCTGCTGATCAACGTCTCGCCAGGGAGTTGCAAGTCGCTAATCGTCAATGTGTTCTGGCCTGCGTGGGAAGCTGGGCCGATGGATATGGCGCATCTGCGCTACGTGACGTTCTCCTACTCGGCCAGCTTGACCATGAGGGACAATGGCCGTTACCGGGACCTCATCGTTAGCCGTGAGTATCAGGAACTGTGGGGCAAGCGTGTCCGGCCCATCAAGATCGGGGAAATGAAGATCAGCAATGACCACCAGGGCTGGAAGCTCGCCTCGTCGGTTGGCGGCGTTGGAACTGGAGAACGTGGCGACCGGGTTATTCTGGACGATCCGCACAACGTCAAAGAGGCCGAATCGGACGTGGTACGTGATGAGACGATCCGGTGGTTTCGTGAATCTATGTCCAACCGCCTGAACAGCCTGGAAACCGGCGTTATCATCGTGATCATGCAGCGGGTGCATGAAGAGGACATCAGCGGGATCATTTTGTCGCTGGGGCTGGAATACGATCATCTGATGATTCCGATGGAGTATGACTGGTATCGCCAGACCAATGATGATGGGTCACCGCAGCGGACCTCAATCGGCTGGTATGACCCTCGATGGGCTGAAACACCGGAGGAATGCGACAAGTCGCTGGCGTGGCCAGAGCGGTTTCCTCCCGCGGTTATCGAGAGCACGAAGCACGTTGTGGCCCCCTTCGCTTGGGCCAGCCAGTACCAACAGAGCCCTGAGCCTCGTGGCGGTGGCATCTTCAAGCGGGAGTGGTGGCTGACGTGGGCTCCGCCTGACGGCAAGTTTCCTGAGTTCGAGTACATCGTGGCTAGCCTCGACAGCGCCTTTACGGAGAACGAGCAGAACAATCCCAGTGCGATGACGGTGTGGGGGGTGTGGCTGAACGATCAGAAGAAACGCCGGCTGATGCTGATCAACGCATGGCGGAAGTTCCTGCCGATGCATGGGCCTCGGGTGGAGAAGCAGCCTAACGAACTGGTCCAGGTCTATCGCCAGCGATCCTTGCAGCATTGGGGGCTTGTGGAGTGGTGCGCCGATACGTGCCGCCGGTTCAAGGCTGACAGGCTGCTGATCGAGGCCAAGACTAGCGGTATCACGGCCGGCCAGGAACTCGCCCGGCTTCACGGCCGCGAGGGCTGGGCGGTGCAAATGTGTCCTGTGAAGGGGGATAAGGTTGCCCGTGCCCTTGCGGTTCAGCCGACGTTCTCCCAAGGTATGGTTTACGCCAACGAGCGGCTGGACTGGGCGGAAATGGTCATTGACGAGATGGCTAAGTTTCCAAAAGGCAAGTATGATGACCTGACCGACAGCGCCACGATGGCGATTAAACACCTCCGCGACATTGGTCTAGCGCAGACTGACGAGGAAGCCGTGGCGGAGGAAATGGACCGGGTACGGCACCGGCCGAGGCTGCGGCCCCTCTATCCGACCGCCTAAAGGAGTGATCCATGTGGAACAGACAGCCGATAGAGTGCTGATGCTATCTATCGCCTTGCTTCTAGCTCTTACGTTGGCGTTCTACGCATATCAGGCTGCGGCACGCGAACTATACGAGGGTCAATACGCGCAGGTCGCTCCCTCCACCCGGCAGTGGTTCAAGGATCAGAAAGTACCGGGCACGCAGCGGTTGTGTTGCAGTGAGGCTGATGGGACTTCCGCCGAAGAAGATATTCGTCAAGGTCACTATTGGGTGCGTTTCACCGCCACGCAGTACAATGAAGGTGCTCCTCCGACTGAGGTTGACTCGGGGTGGATGCAGGTGCCGGACGAGACGGTTATCCACAATGCCGGCAATCCGAATGGGGCCGCCATTGTCTGGTGGGGCTGGCAAGATCGCTTGTTTATCAGATGTTTCGTCCCCGGCGCCAAGGTCTGAGCCACAAAGCAAAGGAGTAGGTAATGCACGACAAAATCATCATGCCCAGCGAGGGCAACGGCGCAGTTCATTCTGACCCCAGCGTTGTCGCGTGCATCAATTTGCTTGAGCAGGCATTGACCGCGGCGAAGATGGGGCAGATCACGTCTGTGGCCATCGTGTCGTGCATGCATGGCGGCTTTGGTGCCGCCTTTGCCGGGACGCAGGGTGCTGAACTGAATCTAGGGCTCGACAGTCTCAAGAAGAACATCATAGAGGCGATCAGCAATCCCAAGAACCAGAGCAAGATCGTGCGGGCGAGGCCGATATAGTGCGAGGCTGATGTCGTGAGGAAATGCCGATGACAATAACTGAACTTATGGGCATTAGACGCTCAATGATTATGCTTCGGGATGATGCAAACTCTCATGGCTTGTGGACACTTTGGATTGAGTACGGGGATTCGGTAGCATGGATCGAAATTGAGATATTAAAGATGCTTCAAATGAAGGTGTCGGTTCGTTGAGTTCCGGCCACACTCACAAGTCCAAGCGCACGGCGGCAGAGTTGGACGCCCTGCTGGACAATGCGCTGGCGGAACCGAAGATCAAGGCGCGGTGGGCGCGACCGTATAAGTTAGACCGAGGGCATGACATTCCATTGCTGGGGTCGTCCTCGATTGGGGGCAAGACGGTTTATTTGAGCCGCAATTTGCCAGCGTATCTTCAGATTGATGGCAAGCGGGTTGAGACTGCGCCTCCCCTCATTCGCCACGAGCGCATTGAGCAGGCTTGCGAGGACGAGTTGGGCTACGGCTACGAATTGTCCCATGAGATTGCCACGCGGTGGGAGCATCGATGGTTGACCGAGCGCAAGATTGATCCGGCCGAGTACGAGGCGGCCTTGGCCCCCTACATTCGGCGCGATGAGAGTGAGAAGCTGGAGAAGGTGCCAACGGACCTGGACCTCCGCCCCGAGCTAGCGCCGCCCAAAGACACCGCCATGCTGGCCCGCATTCGTGCAGCGCAGGCCAAGGACAAGGCGCCTCAAGCCGTGGTAGACTACGTGGACAAGTCGCAGTCGAGCCGCCGTTGTGGCTTGTGTTCCATGTACGTCTATCCGGCCTATGGCGGACCCGGCTGCACTCTGGTAAAAGACCCGATCAATCCACATGGATATTGCAAGAGGTTCAAAGCAGGAGAGTTGGGCGCATGACTAAACGTGAACTTTGGAAGCTATATGAGGCGCTTGAGCGCATCGAGGCAAAGTTGTCGCGCGCCCATGTTGGAACTTTCTGGGATGGTGAATTTGTCTCAAAGGAGGGAGTTGGGTTTCTGCGACGGGCCGTCCTTGATGCTGCCGAAGATCGGGTACTAGCCGATGCCTGAAACACCCGTCCAGTCAGACCTAGGAGAACTCGGTGGCTAAGCGCCCATCTTTGAAGGACTACTGCGGGGACATCTTGCCTGCATTCTGGGAAATGGATTGCGTGGTAGAAGTGAAAGACGGGAAGATTTTGGCTAAGGGAAACGGCAAGGAAATAGTGATTTTGACTGAGGATGAACTTAAAAGAGGGAGATTGGTGAAGATTTTGGATGAGCGCATACAAGAGTGTAAAAGACAATTCAAGGTGATCCACCGTGCCTGAAACACCTGTTCAATCAGACCTAGGCCGCGCCGTCAGCCACGATCCTAACCAGGACTGGCCCGACAAGATCGAGATTGCGGCCTATTGGGGCAAGCGCAAACGCTGGATTGCGATTGACGCCGACCAGTTTTTCGGGCGCAACACGCATGGGGCTCCGATGTCGGGGGAGCAGTTGATTGCGGCGGTCGATCGGCTGCGTCGGATGGGGCCGGACCCTGTAGAGCGGTCGTTCGCTGAGATCCGGGATGAGGCCAAGGGCAAGAAATGACCATGCCGGCATCTGAGGGCCTGCAAGTCGTTATCCAGGCCGACGACAAGGATGCCGTGCGCGTTGACCCGGTGACGGGCACCATTGAGACGGACACGGATGACGGCGGCGTGGTAGTCCAACTAGACGCCCACCGCGCCAGTGAAGGCGCAGATGCCGATGATCCCGAGGAATTCTACAAGAACCTAGCCCTTGAGCCGGACATGGCGTCTCGGCTCAGCATCATCGCGGATGACCTCTACCAGTCCATATCGGCTGACAATGACAGCCGTGGCAACATGGATGCCATCGAGGCCCGCGGCCTTGAGTTGATGGGGATCAAACTACAGGAACCAAATTCCGGCGTTGGCGATACCTCGGCCCCACTGGAAGGCATGTCGAGTGTCACCAACCCACTGCTGTTGGATGCCTGCTTGCGGAGTTGGGCCAACGCAGTGGGGGAACTGTTGCCGGCCAATGGGCCCGTGAAGGTCAAGGACGACGGGGAGGAAACCAACGCCGAGGATGATCTGGCCGACGCTCTTGAGCGGGACTTCAATCATTGGTTCACGGTTTCGGCCCCGGAGTATTATCCCGACACGTCGCACATGCTGTTGTGGGGCACGCACTTCAAGGGCTCCGGCTTCAAGAAGATTTACCGCTGTCCGTTACTGCGGCGCCCGACCTCCAAGCAGGTATCCAGCAAGGACTTAATCGTCAGTGATACTGAGACGGATTTGAAATCCTGCGCCCGCATCACGCATAGTATCAGAATGCGACCATCCGTGATGAAGCGGATGCAAATGATTGAAGCATATAGGGATATTCCACTCGCCCAGCCGACGCCCACGCCGAATGCGGTGGACGAGAAGATTGCCGGCATCCAAGGGACGGCACCGAATAACACAAGACCAGAGGACCAGCCCTACACGCTTTGGGAGAGCCAATGCGAGTTGGATTTGGATGAATATGCTCCTGACGAGTTCAAGGGGAAGGGCATCCCACTTCCGTATCTGGTGACGCTGGACAAGGACAGCCGCGAGGTCTTGGCGATCCGCAGGGATTGGCAGATTGGCGATGACCAGTGCAATCGACGCCGGATGTACGTCAGGTATCCATACGTTCCTGGCCCAGGCTTTTACGGCACTGGCCTATTGGGCATTTTGGGCAATTCCACTGCGGCGATGACGGCGGCGTGGCGTGAGGCGCTAGACGCCGGGATGTTTGCCTCGTTCCCCGGTGGGCTCATGGCCAAACTGGGGACACGGCAGAATACCAGCAATTTCCGTGTTGCACCGGGCGAGTTTGCGGCTGTCGAGACTTCGGGCTTGCCGATCAATCAAGTCGTGATGGGGATGCCCTACCACGACGTGACGCCCGGCTTGATGGCGCTGATGGACAAGATCACGGCACAGGCTGAGAAGGTCGGCGGTGCCGCGAATACGCCAACGGCAGAGGGTGTGGCGAATACGCCGGTCGGCACAATGCTGGCGCAGATCGAGCAGGCGACCAAGGTGATGTCGGCCGCTCACAAGGGCATGCATCAGGCGCAGAGCGAGGAAATCGAGCTAATCGCTGAACTGTTCCGGGAGAGCCCCGAGGACTTCTGGCGCGCTAACAAAGTTGCTCCGAAAGACTACTGGAACGAACAAAAGTTCATTCAGGCACTGAACGACTGCAATCTTGTTCCGGTGTCCGACCCGAATGTGCCGAGCCACATCCACCGCGTGATGAAGGCGGTAGCGTTGGTTCAGTTGATGGCAGTCCCACAGTTTGCCACGCGCCTTGACCCGAAAGAAGTTCTGCTGCGTGTGCTGCGGGCGATGAAAGAGGACAGCGTTGGGCTAGTGGTCGATCCTCCGCCGAATGCTGGGACAGACCCGAAGGAGATAGAAGCCCAATCCAAGATCATTGTGGCGAAGACCAAGGAGAACGAGGCGAAGGCCAAACTGGCAATGCAGCCACAAGAACTGGCTGCTAAGCAGGAAGAATTCCAGACCAAGCGGGATCTTGCCACGGTGGACCTTGCGCGTGAGAAAATAATCCACCAGTCTGATGCCACGCAAGCGGCGGCCAAGATGGCGATGGCCGACCGTGAGCACCAGTTAAAGTCCACCGATCAGGCATTGACCGCAGTTAAGACCATCTCGGATGTCTCTAAGGCCGCGCATGACAAGACCATCGGAGTAGCGCAGCATGGGCTTGCTACGGACCAAGCGCAGCACGGTCAGGCGATGGACGTTGCGAAGCACGGTCTGGACCTCGGACAGGCGGCGCATGATAGGACGATGGCCGAGAAGCAGCACGAGCTAGACAAATACGTTGCCAAGCATCCTCCGAAGCCTGCGAAGCCCAAGAAATGACGTTTGACGAAAAGACACTGACTGAGGTGATTGAGGGTCGGTATCCTGTCGGCGCGCCAACGGACTGGTATCGTTCCGTGACGGGAGAGCCGTATGTTGAAATTGGATTGCAAGCAGACGGTAAGCCATCCGTGCCGGGGACGGTCGATGAAGACAAGGCGCGGGAAGTGGCATTTGATAGCGAGACGGCGTACTGGTCTGCGCTGTCCAGTTTTGAGTCCTACGCCGAAGATCGAAAGGGCGTGCTATACTGGCGTGTGAAGCCGCGTCTGGAGTGGAGTGATGACAAGTCGCGATGCATGTTCTACATGCGTCTTCTGATTTCCGAGACACTGCCTGACCCCAAGTTCGCAGTCTGCCCATAGGAGGCAACATTGGCCCACCCCTACAATAGCGTTCGTCAGTCTCGCGTCGAGCATAGCCGCGCCGGTACTCTCACCAAGGGCTACGCATCCGGCGGTGCCGTGGTCGAGCGCGCCCGCGGTGGTCGAACGAAGGGCACAAACGTCAACGTGATTATCTCGCCGTCCGCCGGACAGGCTGCGCCCCCTCCACCCATGCCCATGGCTGGCCCCGTAGCCGCCCCTCCAATGCCCCCGCCGAGGCCGCCCATGGCCCCGCCGCCTGGGGTTGGCATGGTGCCCCCCGGTGGGCCTCCGATGCCTCCTGGCGGCCCTATCCGCAGCACGGGTGGCAGGACGGGCTACAAGAGCGGTGGAGTGGTTCCTGGTCCAGCCTGGAAGGAAGGGCTGCGTAATGGGACGCAGGTAACTCATGGCCCCGGCAAGATGGATGGAAAGGATATTGGCCGTCCCCGCGCGATAACCTACGCCAAGGGTGGTTCTGTTGATGCTCCGCAACGGGAGGAAGCAAATCAGCCAAGGCGAGCCACGGGCGGTGCTGTCGAGCACCCCATGAAGGGTGGCCGAGCGCCGCATCTGCCCGGTGGGGCGGGCGGTGGTCTTGCACGGATTGCCAAGCAGCACCGCGGCAAGGTGGGAGGCAAGGCGATCTGATGCCCGATACCGAAAACAAATGGCCTTTCACGGAAGTAGATCGTCGCGTTGACGACGGCCCATATCTTATTGAAATAACTCAGGAGATTGGCGGATCAACTGTTCACGCTCAGTTCACCGTTGATCCAAGATGGCTCGCTGCCATTGAGGCACCTGTCGATGACTGCTGAATCCCCCGTCCGCATGTTTGCCCTAGACGACCACCGCACACCAAAGCGGCTGGCGGACAAGATGGCTGCGGAGCGTGACAAGGCCATCGAGGCGCTGCGGTTCGCGCAGGACTGGGCCGACTTCAAGCGGCGTTCAGGGTTTATCGCTGGCCTGGAGGCGGCTATCGCTACCTGCAATGAGATCAACGAAGAACTATCCGGCAAACAGGGGAGATAAATTTGGCTCGATCCAATGTTATGGGCAAGATGCGGCTTATTGCCGAATCGACGCTTGATGCGAAGGCGGCTTTGCTCAAAGAATTAGGTGACCTGTCTGGCGTCGAGGTTTTGCATAGTCAGGTATTGGTCGCCACCCGCATTGCCAACGCCAAGACGGCAGGCGGGGTTTTCCTTCCCGACAGTGCCATCCGCGAAGATCAGTTTCAGGGCAGTATCGGGCTTGTCATTGCTATCGGTCCTGGCGCCTTTCGGGATGGTCCGATTGCTGAATTCCACGGGATCAAACTCAAACTCCACGATTGGGTGATGTTCCGCCCCTCGGATGGCCTGCAATTGGCCATTCGCGAGGTTCCCTGCCGGTTGTTCGAGGATACCGGCATCAAGATGCGGGTTAAAGATCCAAGTTTGTTCTGGTGAGGTAGACCATGGCTGACGACGAGGAAATCGCCGTAACAATCGAACAGGAAACACCGGAAGCTGGTGCCGTCACGGTTGAAAAGACCGACGACAAGCAGGTAGCCGTTGATCCGGTAGCGGACCTCAAGGGTCAGTTCGAGACACTACAGACACAGACTGCCAATGAACGGCAGCGCCGCGAGGCAGCGGAGCGCGCCCGTGCGTTTGCGGAGGAAAGGGCTACCCAGGCCGAGAGGCAGGCATCGCAAGCCCTTGGGCGGGCTGCTGAGAGCCAATACGACACCGTTTTATCGGGACTGGAGGCCGCGAAGGCAGAATCGGAGTCCGCAGAACGTGAGTATCAGGCGGCCTACGATGCCGGCGATGGCAAGGCGATGGCGGCGGCGCAGCGCAAGATGGCGCGAGCCGAAGCCAGGGCGGTTGAGTACGAAGGGGCCAAGAACAGCATCGAGGCCCGCGCCCGCCGATCCGATCAAGAGCAAACCGTAGAGAGGCGGACAGAGCCCACCGAGGCATCACAGGTTCAGCAACCATCGGACCCTGTTGAGGCGTATATCTCCCAGCGAACCGAGCCGACGCAAAAGTGGCTGCGCGAGCACAAGGAATGGATTTCGGACCCATCCAAGAATGCCAAGCTGACGGCTGCGCACTGGAATGCCGTTGGTGATGGTCTGGCGCCCGATACTCCGCAGTATTTCGAGCATGTGGAGAAGTTCATTGGGCTGCGGCAAGCGTCAAAATCTGGGAACGGGGCGGCGCGCAAGAGCGGCGGCCCTCCGGTTGCGCCAGTAGGGTCACCCAGCGGCGGCGGGGCGAATGGAGGGAGCAATACCGTGACATTGACGGCGGGCGAAGCGAGGGCGGCTACGGATGGCACGCTAACGTGGAACTATCCGGATCCGACCGGCAAAAACAGATGGAAGAAAGGGGACGCAATCGGCGTCCAGGAGTTCGCCCGGCGCAAGCAGGAAATGAAAAAGCAGGGGCTCTACGATAAGAGCCTGACCGAAGGATAATTGCCATGATCGATGAACCAGATGGCTCTCCTGACGAGCCCATGATCCGCAAGCGTCCCGGCCGTCCACCCGGTTCAGCCAAGGCAGCGCCTGTGCCAAAGCGTGCCTATGCACGTCAGGCTACCCGGCAGGAACAGCCGCGTGACTTGGCCCGCGAGCCTGCGCGTGACGGTGTTGTGGTCCAAGGGCGCGACGGGGAAGTGCTATCGCGCAAAAACAAGGACGTTGGTGATCCGTTTTACGTCGATCCTCGCATAATTCCCAAGGGCTGGGATTATCAGTGGAATACCTACACAGTGCATGGGCAGATAGCTGTGGATGAGCAAGTCAATATGCACGCCAATGGTTGGCGTGCTGTCCCGGCGTCTCGTCATCCCGGCCTTTACGTTCCGGTAGGAGAACAGGGTGCGATCATCAAGAAGGGGCTTCGCCTTGAGGAGCGGCCGAAGGCGATGTCTGAAGAGGCTCGCCAGGAGGAGTACGCCAAGGCTTATGGGCGCATGCGTGATGCGACTGATTCACTCCGTCTGACATCCAAGCTGCCGCAGGGCATGGAAATCAGTAAGAAGTATCGCGGGACTGGTGGCGATGTGAGGATTAGCACCGACCGCTATAGTGATATTCCAGCCCCGTCGTACCAGCCGCCAGACGACAGTACGCCGTAGGCCGTTGTGCCCAAACTCGTCATCAACATCATCACGCGCAACCGTCCCCACCTGATTGTGGAGACGGTTGAGAATTTCTTGGCTCAGATGACGACCGCGGACTGCGGCCTCATGGTTTCTGTCGATGACGATGACGTAGCGACCATCAAAGCACTGGAGCCTTACTGCGGGCGTCAACGGACCCACATTTCAATCCAGCCTCGCGAGGACGCTATTGGCGACAAGTGGTCCCGTAGTTTCCGTTCGTTTCCCGATGCCGGCGCGCACATGCTGGCCGCGGACTATGCGATCTGCAAGACCAAGGGCTTTGACAAGAAGATCATCGATGCAGTGGAGTTGCTGCCGGACAACATCGGGGTGATCGGCGGCAAGTTCTGCAATGCATCGTTTTCGGCGTTCCAGGTGGTGACGCGGGGGCTGGCGAGGCGCATGGGCTTCGTCTACCCGCCCTACTTTCCCTACTGGTTTGTTGATCATTGGGTTGACGATATCGCCCGGATGATCGGACGGCTGGTCTATGTGGACGTTGACATTGACGCCGTGTCTCGCAAGCCGCCGACGCAGGAAATGCGGGACTTGGTGTTTTGGTCTACGTTCTTTGATCTGTGCCGGGGGCGGCGGCACAAATGTGCTGAACGCATCCTTGATGATAGCGACACCAGGGTGTGGCTTAAGTCCATAATGGTCGGCAATTTCGAGATCACTGATGTCCGCTCCAAATGGATCAACGATTGCGTCCGTGCCAGTGCGGCTCATGTCGAGAACGCCATTGGCGCTGGCCCTCCCGACGAACGCTATCTGCGCTCGCTGGACGCAGCCAAGGCCATGATCCCGGAACTTGTCCAGGAAATGAAGGATGCCGGCGAGGACGTGTCGGCATGGATACCGCGCATGACCACGAACGTATCGCCCATCCGCAAATCAACCGGACCTCAGATGAAAAAGATTTTGCTGTTTGTCCCAGCCTTTGGGCAGATGATGTCCTGCACCACGGTGTCAACCATTATCCAGTTGATGCAGGTTTTACCGTCCAAGGCCATCGCAGGAGGATTTGGGACGCTCTCCTACCCCGACATTGCCGAGATGAGGGACGCCGTGCTCTCCCGGTGGTACGACCACATGACGGACTACACGCATCTGCTATTTATCGATGCGGACATGGGCTTTGCCCCCGAATTGGTCCTGGACATGCTGTTGTTCGACCAGCCATTGGTCGGTGCGATCTACCGCAAGCGGATCGAGCCGCCGCAGTGGGCCGCCTCAGGGAGCGGAGGGCCTACGACAGCTAGGACGGGAGATTTTATTGAGGTCGATGGCCTCGGCATGGGTGTCTGCCTTATCCGCCGTGATGTGGTGACAACCATGCTGGAAAAGATGCCAGAATTGTCTGACGACAAGATCGCCATGCTGTCGATCCGGGACCTCATGGACCCTGCGGCAACGCGGATTATTAGGGCATTTGACCCGATTCAGGGTCCGTCTGGTCGTGTGTCGGAAGACCTCTCTTTCTGCCAGCGGTGGCGTGAGTGTGGTGGAACCGTTTGGGGTGCGATTGGGCATTCTGTTTCGCATGTTGGAATGTATGATTTTTGCGGGAGGTACGCGGATGTGGCAGATAAAGCCCCGATAGTGCCGCCCGCGTTGCAAGCTGCTGAGTGATGGTTTAGGATGTGATTTGCGGTAAGGCTCGCCTAGGTGGGGTCCGGCACGGTTGGGCGAGGCATGGTATGGCGAGGTTGCTTGACGTGACCTTGAATTGATGATTGGCTATCCAAATCGCGGCGATCAACGCGATTCGAAACGCGGCACCATCGACAACTTCCCCGTCGTCCGGTGTCGCTGAAAAGTGACCCCTGATTCCGCGTTTCCGGGCTTGATCGGCCGGGCGCGGGGGAGACCGTCTGCGGCGCGGCTTGGCATGTCATGGTGCGTGTCCGGTCGGGTAAGATTAGGCTTGGTATGGCAGGGTCTCCTTTCATCAAAAGGAGAGGACGATTAAATGACTAAGACCTCAGCTAAGGTTGTTCATATCAGTGAACCGACTGATGGTGGCAATGAGACAATCGAACACTCAGAGCCTTACGCCGTCGCCGTAACTGTCGAAGGCTCCGCCGATTTTCTGTTTCATCGATGGAATCCGGAAGCCGTCGATGAGAAGGCCAAAGCCGCGAAGAACTCGAAGGGCAAAAAAACCGATAACATCGAGAGTTACGTTTATCGGCTTGACAACGGTGAACTCGCCATCCCCGGCGAATATATGCGGGGTAGTATCATCAATGCCGCCAAGTTCCGGCAAGACCCACGTTCACCGCGCAAGTCTGCGGCCGATTTGTTCAAGGCTGCAATCGTCGTCACGACGCCGCTTGCAGCGCTTGGCGTGAGTGATTGGGACTATCTCGACAAGCGCCGCGCGATGGTCCAACGGCAGGGCATCAACCGCGTGCGGCCGGCAATGCGCGCCGGCTGGACGTGCGAGTTCCATCTGTTGGTGATGCTGCCGGAATACGTTGATCGCGGCGCGTTGCGCGAGACAATCGAAAGCGCGGGGCGGCTCATCGGCCTTGGTGATTTCCGGCCGACATTTGGCCGGTTTGGCATCGTCAACTTCGAATAAGGAGATCTGGTCGGGTGAGGCTGGGTGTGGCGAGGTCGGCCCTGGTCCGGCGTGGCATGGTGAGGCTAGGTTTGGTGAGGACGGGCGCGGCATGGCGCGGCAGGGCTAGGTCTGGCAAGGCTAGGTATGGTGAGGTACGGGCCGAAGGGCCGGTGTGGTACGGTCGGGTTCGGTGAGGCAAGGCTGGCTTCGGTTCGGTAGGCTCTGGTATGCTATGGTAAGGTGGGGCGAGATGGGGCTTGCTGAGGTGAGGATTTAATCTTGAGGACTGTTTTATCACATGGTGTGTTTGATCCAATGCACATTGGGCATGTATTGCATTTGATCGAGGCACGGGCACAAGGCGACAGGCTTGTCGTAAGCGTTACAGCCGATGAGTTTGTTGCTAAAGGTCCAGATAGGCCCATCTTTAAGGGGGCTGAACGCGCGCAGGCATTGCGGGCTTTAAGTTGCGTTGATGACGTGATCATTAGTGAGTCTTATGATGCTGTCGATGTAATCAACAAGGTTAGGCCAAATCTTTTTGTTAAGGGTGTCGATTATAAAGATGTAAACGATGCTGCATTACAGCGAGAAATAGCCGCTGTGGAGGCTCACGGAGGTCGTTTCTATACCACGCATTCTGATAGATGGTCATCGTCCCGCATTGTAAACGGCGCGAGATTTGATGATGAAGCGATGGCTTATCTTGAGGGCGCCAGGGCGCGAGGGTTTTCTGACCGGATTTTGGCGGCATTCGAACGTGCAGACAAGCTGAAAATCGCGTTCGTGGGAGAAACGATCATTGACCGCTACCACTACGTTTCCCCGCTGGGGAAGCCGGTGAAGGAATTCTGCCTTGCCACGGTCGAGGCCAAGGAATCGGAGGAGTTCCTAGGCGGCGTCATTGCGGCCAGCAAACACGCGGAATGGCCCCATGTGAACGTGGTGACCAGCGGTCAGTTCATCCGCAAGACGCGGTATGTGGACGTGGCGTTTAACCGGAAGCTGTTCGAGGTCTATTCTGAGCGCGAGATTGAGTTGAACGAAAAGCAGAGGACGGCGTTCCGCAGTGATCTAGTCGATGCTTTGAAGGCGGTTGATGCTGTTGTCGTGCTGGATTTTGGGCATGGACTCCTAACATCCGAAGAGCGTAGCTTCATTAGATCGGCTGGGTTCAGGAAGACAAAAAAGAAACAAAAGCCCATATTTACTGCCATTAACTCTCAATCCAACACTGCCAATTTTGGGTTTAATCCAGTTACGTTGCATCCTGGCGCAAATTTTGTCTGTGTTGACGATCCAGAGGCGAGGCTTGCTACCGGGATGCAGAATGATCCAATGGGCGACGTTCTAACGTGCCTATCCGACAAGATGTGCTGTTACCAGTTCATTGTCACGCACGGTCGGAATGGATGTACCTCCTTCACGAGATACAAGAATCCAGCCGTTCACATCCCCGCCTTCGCCACCAACGGCATTGACACCATGGGGGCGGGAGACGCATTTCTGGCAGTGACAGCGCCGCTTGTTGCCGCGGGGCTTGGGCTGGAAGAGGCAGGCTTTGTGGGCAACGTGGCCGGCGCCATCAAGGTTGGCATCCTCGGCCATCGTCGCCATGTTGGTCGGCAGGAACTTATCCAGAGCGTGGAGGCGCTGCTTAAATGACGGACAAGGATTGGGAAATACCGAGCCCTCGCAAGTACCTTGCTATAAAATACTCAACCCCGCCTGGAACTTGCAAGTGTGGTGAGTGCCAATTGGTGCCGCCCGAAATGCTGATGGTATGGGATGCTGAAATCCAGAGCCTCAAAGATCAGGTTAAACACCTGAGAATTATAAAACCATGACCGACCTCCCCCCTCTCCACGTCATCGTCAAGTTCGGGAAGGATATCCCGCTATCCATCCAAGGGCCGGCGTTGCTGGAGATGGAGCGGCATCTGCGCAAGCTGGCGGCGGAGACGGTGTGCGGGCCCCTGTGGATTGAAGTCTTTAAGGAGGCCAAGGGGGATGATAGTAAGTTGCGCAGCGCCATGACCGAAAAGCAAAGATCAAAACTATGACCTCGCCCATGCCCGATTTTGTCGATCACGTTCTCGGCGTTGCTCCCGATTCCCCGTCCGTTCACAATCTTCAATTGGATGGGACAAAAATAGCTTGGTATCGAGATCGCGTTGAGGCATGGGCTCGGGGCGAGCGCATCGCTCCGATCACGATGGACGTGGCCTGGACTCGCAAGTGCCAAGCAGCGTGCGGATTCTGCTATGCGAGTCTACAGTCCAGTGAAGGCGGCATCGATGTAACCCGGCAGGAAGCATTCGACTTCTTGGAAGACGCCGCAGCCATCGGCGTCAAGGGCGTCAGCCTCATAAGCGACGGGGAAAGCACTGGCGTCCCCTACTATGCCGAATCGATCAAGTACGGTGCGTCCCTTGGTCTGCAAATGGGGATCAGTTCAAACGGGGTGACGCTCACCCGAGATGTTCTGGAGGACATCCTGCCGTCGCTGAGTTACCTCCGGTACAATTTCAGCGGTGGCAAACGCAAGCGTTACGCTGAGATCATGGGGTTGAAGCAGATTTGGTTTGACCGCGTGGTGTCAAGCGTCAAGACCTCGATGGAGATCAAACGGCGCGACAACCTCCCTTGCACGGTCAACATGCAATTTGTCGTCCGTCCTGTAGACGGGGACCAGATTGTACCGTTTGCTAAACTCGCCGCCGAAATCCGCCCTGATTACGGAATCCTGAAGCACTGTTCCGATAGCTCGACCAATGACCTCGGTGTGGATTACCGAAAGTACAGCGAATTATTCCCGTTGTTTCAGGAGGCCGAAGGCTACTCGGACAAGGATTTTCGCATTGCGGTCAAGTGGTCGCGTATCCAGGACGAGGGCAAGCGAGATTACCAACGATGCTATGGGCCTCCGTTCATCCTGCAAATGTCCGGCAATGGCTTGATTGCTCCTTGCGGGCAGAAGTTCAATTCCAAGTACCAGAAATTCCACATGGGCCGGTTGTCGGAGATGCGTTTCCGGGACATCTTCAAGAGTGACCGCTACTGGGACATCATCAACTATCTCGCCAGCGAGGACTTCGACGCGCAGAAGGATTGCGGCGAGAACTGCTTGCAGACAAACAGCAACTCGTGGCTGAATCGCTATGTGAACGGGCAAGCGCAGTTTGCGACAACGCCCCCACCCCCGCAGATCGGTTTTCTGTGACATTCGACATCGCCGCTGCCAAGGAACGGTGCCGGCGCTATCGGCGGCGCATTCTGGACATCTCGCAGCAGGTTTCGGCGCTTCACATTGCCAGCGCCTATTCATGCACCGAGATTGTGGATTGCATCTACCACGGTCTGATGCGACCGCAGGAGACGTTCATCTTGTCCAAGGGACACGCCGGCATCATGCAGTATGTGGTACTGGAAGATCTCCGGGTGCTCAACAGAAGTGACCTTGAGGCTTATTGCACCCGAAATGGGGTGCTTGGAACGCATCCCGACTACGGCAATCCGGGGATTGCTGCCTCGACAGGCTCCCTCGGTCACGGCCTTGGGATGGCGGTGGGAATGGCTCTGGCCAACCGTTCGGAGCGGGTTTACGTGGTTCTCAGCGATGGGGAGTTGCAGGAGGGATCGACGTGGGAAGCCATCTTGCAGGCGTCGTCGCTACGGTTGAACAATCTCACGGTCTTTGTGGACAACAACGACTTCCAGAGTTTGCAGCGAACGTCGGTCACTCACCCATCGTTTTATCCATTGGCTGCTAAATTTGTGGCCTTCGATTGGGGTGTGGTTGAAGTTGAGGACGGCCACGATAGTTGGGCCTTATACAAGGAATCTAAGCACGGGCATCTTTTCAGGCCCTTTGTGGTGATTGCGAAAACGACCAAGGGGAAGGGCGTCAGCTTCATGGAGAACATTCCCATCTGGCACTACAGGTCGCCCAATGTGGAGGAATACGCCAAGGCGATAGCCGAGCTATGAGGAATGTATTCGCTGAGACGCTTTTCGAGGAAGCTGTTGGTAATCCTAAGATTTTCGTCGTGGCTGCGGATATTTCTCCGTCTGGAAGCATGGCTAAGTTTGGCCTGGAATACCCTGATCGCGTCATCAATGTTGGGGTGGCAGAGCAATCCATGATCGGGATCTGCGCCGGTCTGGCCATCAAGGGGTGCCAGCCGTTCGCCTATACGATAGCGACGTTCAGTCTTTACCGGCCGTTCGAGATGGTGCGAGATGATCTTTGTTATCAGAACTTGCCAGTGACCGTCGTGGGGATGGGGGCGGGTGCGATCTACTCGACGCTGGGGGGAACACATCAGGCGATTGAGGACATCGCGATTGCGAGCGCGTTGCCCAACATGCAGATCATAGCTCCGTGCGATCCGCTGGAATGTGCCGAGGCCGTGCGCTGGTGTGCCCGGCAAAGGAGTGGGCCGGTTTACCTGCGGCTTGGGAAGTCTGGGGAGTCCACCCTAACCAAGGATGCGGCGTCGTGGCAATTTGGCAAGATCAGGAAAATCCGTGCTGGTAGCGATATCTGCATTCTGACTTACGGGGTAATCGCGGCAATGGCTGTCAATGTGGCGGATAGTCTAACGGGCTTGGGGTACTCTGTCGCCGTTGTGTCGGTTCACACGATGAAACCGTTGGATAGGCGTGGTATCGCGTCAATTTTGACCAACTACCAGCATGTGGTTGTCATCGAGGAACACGTTCCGCAGGGAGGTCTTGCGGCTCAAACCAAGCAGATTGCTTGGGAATGCAAGGCGCGGTGCCGGCTGAACACGTTCACCTTGCAGGATGAATTCATCCATAACTATGGCACTCGTGACGAATTTCTCGCCGCGCATGGGCTTTCGGTTGAATGGATATCGGCGGCGGTTGCTCTTGACGCGCGTGCATTTTCGGCCTAATGGACATTATCAGTTCCCATCACAAGCGCTGATGGTCGAGCTAAACGTCAGGTCTAGCGGTGCCCGCAGACCTTGACATATCACCGCAGCGAGCCGCCGCGGTCCACCTCTCGGCAATCCAGGCAACGCCTGCCCGGTCCAGCCCTCCGCAACCCGGAGCACGACCCGGCTATGGCCAATTTACAATCGGCGTTCGGCTTCAGACATATCGGGTTTCTGTCCGGCTACGCTCCGGACTATCAGCAGCAAACCCGCCTCATCCAATCGACCAACACGACGAAGATATTCAATGGCGATCCGGTCGTTAAATCCGGCGCCACGAATTACATCGTGCAGGGGTCCAGCACCACGATCCTGGAGGGCATCTTTGTCGGATGCACCTATCAGGCGACGGGTGGCTCGACTACGTGGTCGCCGTATTGGGTGGGCGCGGCAGCGGCCGATGCTATCGGATACCTGATCAACGCGCCGGGTGCGCTGTTCCTGGCCGCCGCGCTCAATACCGCCATCGTGACCGCGAACATCGGCGCCAACATCGGCTATAACATTGGCACCGGATCGACGGTCGGCGGTGGGTTCTCTGGCGCCACGCTGGACCAGAGCACGATCAACACCACCAACACCCTGCCGTTCCAGATTGTCAGCCTTTACCAGGGCATCGGCAACGGCTCAGATCCTCTCACGGCCTACAACTGGGCTGTCGTTACCTTCAATAACCAGAGGTTCAGAACTCTGACCGGCGTCGCGTAAGCGGCTGGCCGTCCCGTCGCACTAGCTTAGGGGCCATCAATGCCCGTCGCCCTCGCAAATATCCGCAGCGAATTGTTGCCCGGCCTGTTCGACGTGCGTGGGTCATACGACATGATCCCGCGACAGTGGGACAAGGTGTTCACCACCCACAAGTCGGAAATGGCCGTCGAGCGTTCGACGCAGATGGCCTTTGTGGCGTTGCCGTTCCTGAAAGATGAAGGGGCCGCCACGCAATTCGATAACAATGCTGGCGAACGCTTCACCTGGGCCTTCACGCACATCGAAGTTGCCTTGGGGTACGCGATCACGAGAAAAGCGATTGACGATAACCTCTACAAGGCACAGTTCAATCCGACAAACCTGAAGCTCCAGGAAGCCTTTGCGCAGTTCAAGGAAATCCAGTCCGCGAACATCCTGAACCTCGGGACTACCTACAACTCAGCACAGATCGGAGATGGCGTTGCGCTGTTCTCGACGGCGCATCCCTACGACGGCGGCACATGGGCCAACACGTCGTCCGTGCCGAAGTCGCTGAACGAATCCTCGATGCTGGCCAACATGACGAACGTCCGCACGCAGTTCGTCAACGAACGCGGCCTGCGTATTTTGTCCAGGGCGCGTCGGCTTGTCGTGCCGCCCAATCTCGAACAAGTCGCAATCCGCCTCACCAAGACGGAGTTGCGCCCTGGCACCGCAGACAACGACGTGAACGCCATCCTCACCCTCTCCGGTGGGCTGCCCGAAGGCTTCATCGTCATGGACTTCCTGACCTCGAACTTCGCGTGGTTCTTGACCACGAATATCGAGGGATTGATTCACATGCTCCGCATCCCGTATGAGAGCGATATGTGGGTCGATAATGTCACGGACAACTTGCTTGTAAAGGCTTACGAACGCTACAGTTTTGGCGATAACGATCCTCGGGCCGCGTGGGGCGAGTTTCCCACGAGTTGACGTGTATTTGTTGACATTCACCCCGACAGAGGGAGATAAAAGACAGGTAGCAACAAAGGGAGTTTCCCAATGCTTGATAACCTGTCTGCTGCCCATGTTCGCGCTATCTTCTCGTATGACCCACAAGAGGGGCTTTTGCGGTGGAGAAATGATTGCGGGATGGGAAACCGAATACCGGCCGGGTCAGTGGCAGGGACGCTTAATAAGGAAGGATATAGGTACGTTATCGTTGATGGTAGGCACTACCGAGCGGCACGGGTAATCTGGCTCTGGATGACAGGGAAATGGCCCCTCGGACAAGTGGATCACAAGGATAGAGGTACCTCGAACGACAAATGGGAAAACTTGAGAGAGGCTACTGGCTCCCAAAACAAGGCCAATAGCCGGAAGTACCGAAACAAGAGTTGCTCTCTAAAGGGCGTGCAGGCAGTGCAGAAGCGTCATTCCATCCGATACCGCGCAGTCGTCACGAAGGACGGCGTGCGGCGAAGTATCGGAAACTTTGGAACGCCGGAAGAGGCGCACGCTGCATACGTGAAGGCCGCGCAGGAATTGCACGGCGAATACGCTAGCGCGGGCACGGAGAACGGTTAGATGGCTGACAGCAATTTCCGCGGCCCGGTCACCTCCATGGGTCCGATGGAGAACTCTCCCGCGCAAGTCGAGATCTTCGACGGGCCGAGTGGGCTCTATCAGGGCAATGCGCTGCTTGATCCCCGTCAGGTTCCGTTCCCGAAGGATGGCACGACGCAGGGCCGGGTGGCGGCGTTCTTCAACTCGCCGCAGATCATCCTGGTTGACGCTATTCCGTCTGCGCTTTCGACCACTTCGATTGCGGCGGCGGCGAATGTGACTTCTGGCACGGCGATGACGTTGGCGACCACGGCTCCGGGTGGTGCTGCGGGTGTGCCGTCGATTGCATCCGGTGTTCCGATCATTCCGTTCGGTAGTGGGACTGTCACCACGGCGGCCTTGGCCTTGGATTTTGGTTTCACGACCGGCACGACTGCGGCGGCCAGTTCGACGGTGGCGGTGGTTGACAACAGCCAGTTTACGCTTGGCCAATGGGTTTGCATTGGCGGGGCGGGAAATTCCGCCAAGACGGCGGCGTTGCTCACGCAGGTTCAGTCGATCAGCACGACCAACACCACGACCATCACGGTGCTTCCGGCGCCGGCTGGTACGCTGTCCAATGCGCCCATCGGTGGGGCCAATCTGTGGTCCACGTTCTACCCGCCGAGCACGCAATTCGGCCCGCAGTCTCCGTCTGCCACGGCTCATAGCCCGAATATCGCGGCGGGGCTGTTGCGGCTGCACAATCCGCGCGAGGCCCTGGCCCGCGTGGTGTCGATCTCCAATGCGGTGAGCGCGTCGGGCGGCACCTTCACTGTGGCTGGATGGGACATCTATCGCCAACCGATGACCGAGACTATCACCGCGTCTCTGACGACCGCGGCGACGGTGTACGGCAAGAAGGCGTTCAAATACATCGGCTCGATCACGCCAAACTTCACCGATGCTCACAACTACGCGGTGGGGGTAGGCGACACCTTCGGCTTCTCGCTTCGCATCGATGAATGGGAAAATGCTCGTTTCTACTACGGTGGCGGCCTCATGGTAATCTCTACCGGCGTCATTGCGGCGGTCACTACAAATCCGGCCACGGCGACTACGGGCGACGTTCGCGGGACCATCCAGGTTTCGTCCAGTGGAAACGCGACGGCGATTGCCTCGCCACTTGCGGCGGCCACGGATGGTGTCAAGCGATTGGCGATTATCGCTTCTGCGCCATTCCAGAATGTCACGTATGCGAACCCCAACAACTACGCGCCACTCTTTGGCGTCACTCAGGTCTGATAGGAGACTGACGATGAAGGGCAAGACGATCAAGCGCGCGAGCGGCGGCCGGATGCCCGACGTTGTCTCCGGGAACCCGAATGTTTTGAAAGAGGCCAAGGAACGCAAGAAGGGCGGTCGCGTGGCTGCTCCTACGAAGGTCGTTGGCCTTATGACAGGTGGGGCGGTGAAGCCTCGCATGGACCGTCCCGGCCGCAAGCGTGGCGGGGCTGTAGGAGCCAACAAGACCCCACTGAGCACGGCGCACAAGGCCACGTCGGCCGGTGAGCGGATGGGCGGCGAGCCGGACTAGGCTTGCTAATACAAGACTGACCCCTCGAGCGAAGGGCGACTTAGGCGGTTTTGGGCCGTTCCGCCCTTAAAGGACCGCCAATGGCGCTACCAATCATATTCTCCCAGGTTCTGGGTGCGTCGAGTGCTACTGCGGTTGTCAACGCGCAGGGCACCACGGCTGCATTGACGGCATTCACCCTCGCGACGACCATCCTGGATGTCCAGCGCAGGCTCCTGCTGACGTTCACCGGGAACGAAAGCTCGAACACGTTCCGGGTGGTTGGGACCAATGCTGCCGGCAATACGATCCGAGAGACGCTGACCGGGACGAACGCCACCACGGCGCAATCAAATCTGGACTTTAAGACGATCACCAGCATCACGCCGGTCAGTGCCACCGTGGGGACGACCTCGGCGGGGACCAATGGTGTTGGGTCTAGTCTGTGGCAAATCGTCAACTGGAACGCCGACCCATCAGATATTGGGTTTGGGGTGGAGCTTCGTAGCGGGGCGGCGAACTACACCGTCCAGTACACCTACGATGACCCCAACAATCTGCTAACCGGATTGGTCTACCCGACCCCATTCAATCATTCGGTTGTCGCCGCCCAAACGACGACACTGGATGGTGTTTTTGCCTTCCCCGTCGTTGCGATCCGTCTTTTGACCAATTCCGGCACTGGGACTCTGTGGTTCCGGATGCTTCAGGCAGGACTAGGAAGCCCATGATGACCCCCAATCGCCATAGGATGGCCGTGCGTGCGGTTTTAGCGACGGTGGGCATCGTTGCCGCCATGGCGGCCATAACGCATCCCTGGAAGGCTCTGAGCCAGAGCGCGCAGCCTGTCATTCCGTTGATCAATGGAACTCCGGGTGGCACTTCTGGAAATCCCGTCAATGTCACTGGGTCGTTCTCATCGACAACGACCGGCTTTCCCACGACGCAAACGACCGGCACGCCGATCTCCGTCACCACGGGCGGCGTCACCGGCACGCTTCCATCTGGTGCGGTGGTTGTCGCCACCAACGTCGGAACCACGAACCTCGCCTATTGCAAGTTAGGCGCGTCTGCGACGACGAGCGATCAGGCAATTGCGCCTAATGGCGGCTGGTTTGCCTTTACGGTTGGTGCCTCGACGCAGTTGACATGCATCACCTCCACGAGCACGACGACTGTGAATATGGTCGGCGGTTCAGGGCTTCCGACAGGCACAGGCGGCGGCGGCGGCGGAAGTACTTCCAATTCGACTGGCGCCATTCAAAACGTAGCGGCTGCCACGAATATCCTCGATGCCCTCGGCGTCTGCCAATACCTCGCAACGCCACCAACAATCACGGATACGCGGTATCAACAGTGTTTGATGGACGTGAATGGCAATGTAAAGGTTAGCGTTACAAATGTTAATGCAAACGGCCAAGCTACAATGGCGAACTCGTCGCCAGTGGTTATTGCGAGTAACCAATCCACACTTAATGTCAATGTAACAAACGCTACCACTCCTGGGCAAGTTACGCCTGCAAATTCTTTGCCGGTCGTGCAAGCTGGTCTTCTGTATCAGGTCGTGGCTGCTGGTGCGACGGCAACGGCCTTGGTCGGGGCCGGTTCTGGAGCGACAGGGGATTATCTGTCACATTGTGTAATTCAAGCGGCCAGTACGACTCCTGGCGTTGTTACGGTGTTTGATAATACAAATACCGGGGCTAACAATGTAATAGATTTCCCTGGCGGGGCATCTAGTGTGTCTAATCTTGTGCCAATTTCTTATCCGGTAGGTGCATTTAGTAAGAATGGCCCCTGGAAGGTGACAACTGGCTCGAACGTGTCGGTACGATGCTTTGGGAACTTTTCGTGATGCGAGTTGCGATCATCGTGGCGGTGCTTTTGACAGCCACTGCATCTCCGGCTGGCTTCTCGATGCTGCAAGTCATAGCTCCTCCTGCGGGATTTCTTTATGGTGACAGCGGCTCTGATTTTTTATTAGATGACGGAGCGGGAAAGTTGGTCGCGGAATGAACCCCTTACCTCGTATCATTGTAATTTGCTGGGCCTTTGTGATTGCTGGGATGCTATGCCTAGCACAGGCGCAGTCAATTGGGGGATTCCCTCCGGGAGTGTTTAATAACCGTGCAGCATTGGATGCTGTGGGAGCACCTCCATCAGGCAGCGGATTTAGTGCTCACGGCACGAGCAATGATTTAAGTACCACTTCGATTACAAACGACACTGTAACTGGCAATACTACGAATTGGGGAACGGCACGAGGGACGCAAAGTCAAAATTCTGGTCTGCATTATTTTGAAGTCAAGATGCTTACCGCTTCTCCCGCTGGCTTGATGCTTGTCGGTGTGATGGATAATGCAACGGCAACTGGTGCCGGGATGGTTGATTTGGCTGGGAATTTTGCAAATGGTGTGGGGATTGTTCCGGCTAATGGTTTAGCTCTTAACACTGGCACAGGGTATGGATCAGTCTCTATTTCCAGTTGGACATTGGCCGATGGCAATACGATGGGGGTTGCAATCGATCTAACAAATGGTTTTGGCTACATATCAAGCAATAATAGTGGATCTTGTGTTTATCTAAACAGCGGTGTCCCAACATCTGGCGGCACGGGAACGGGGCATGTATTTACGTTTTCCGGCTCCCTAACAGTGTTTCCAGTGGTGACAACAAACGGTATTGGAAGTGGCCAGGGGCAGTTTCAGTTGATTACGACAAACGCAGCTTTTGCGTGTGCCATGCCAAGCGGCTATTCTGAATGGGGCTTCTTGCTTGATCCTGCAAATGACAATCTCCCGATGTGGCTCGAACAGACGGCCTAGAACAATGATAGCTCGGTTAGTGCATGTCCTTTTAATCGTTGCGGCAGCATTGTCGATTGGCAATTCAAGCCAAGCGCAATTCTGGATTGGTCAACTAACTAGCGGGTCTGTGCCGGTCTACGACGGCATCGGCTCGACGCGCTCCGTTGCTCCGGGGGGTGGGTTATTAAGTACGTTTAAGCAAATGATGGCGCGTTCTGGCCACTATGCCCGCAGTGGCCTTAGCCAGATAAAAATTATCAGTTACAATTTTGTCCTGAATGCAGGAGTGGAATCTGCTCCCGGATCGACCGCGACTGTCACGGCGAGTATCGAATATCCGCAAGGCACATGCACTAGAATTACATGGAACAGCGGCTCTACCAGTGTCACGGTGCCAGATGGAGGTCTGTCAACCTCTGATTATATCACCTTGGCTATTCCCGATGGCAGTCTCTATTGGATACGCCAGTATTTCACGAGCACTGCGGGCGTGGTTGCGACAGTAAGCTACTACAACGATCCAACACATCTGGGTGATGCGCTCAATGCTGGTGCCTCTGGCATATCCGATCAGACGATGAGTTGCGATGCGGTAACAAACGTATTCGACAATTTGATGTACGCGCCGATTGCAATCATCTCTCCGATACAGGTACCTTCTGTCTGCCTATTGGGCGATAGCATTGAATACGGGGTGAATGGCGATACCAACATTACGAGTGGCGACCACGGCATTCTTGCTCCGTCCATAGGGCCATCGTTTGGCTATTCGAGCATGGGGCAGTCTGGAGAGACCGCCGGTAATTTCGTCGCAAGTCACACCAATCGAGCCGCGATTCTACCATATTGCTCTCACGTCATTGTCGAGTATGGCGTCAACGACTTAGCGGCAGGGCAGACCGCAGCGCAGCTAGAAGCTAACCTGACTACGATTTATGGGCTGGCTGCGGGCAAGACAATTTTCCAAACAACGATAACGCCAGAAAGCACGTCTAGCGACAGTTGGGCGACGGTGATGAACCAAACGGCGGCAGCGTGGGATGCCGCGCGGGTGACTTTTAATACCGCGCTCCGTAATAGCACATTTGGCCCTAACGGCGGCATGTTCGACACTGAGGCTGTTATCGAAAGTTCGTTGAACAGCGGCAAGTGGAAAGCCGGTGGCGCGTGTACACCTTGGACGGGCGATGGCGTACATCCCCTCCAATGTGCTTTTAATGAAGTGCAGTCGTCGGGTGCAATCGATACAAGTAGGATACATCTTCCCTACTTGCTTCGACGCGACGTGCTGCCAAATGCAGCAAATGACAACAGGCCAATGTGGGTGGAGCTAGCTGCATAATGGACGCAAATAGACGTTTAGCTCTTCTTGGAGTTAGTGCGGCAGCATTGCTCGCGTCTTCGCAAGCTCGCGCCGACACGGCCTTCACCTCTTTTGCCTTTCTGGCGACAGGAGGGACGCGCACCAGAACTGATCCTGATCGATGGGGTGACGTTACTAACGTCATGGATTTTACAGGCATCGATCCCACTGGGGTGGGCGACAGCACGGCTGCTATTCAAGCCGCGATAGATTATGCCGCCACTCAATCGGTTGTGCCACATGGAGGCGCCGTCTTTTTCCCTCCTGGGACCTACAAGGTATCTGCCCCGTTGATCAACGACAATGCCGCAACGCAGGTGCGGCTACTTGGGGCAAATCGGGCATCGTCGTACATTTTCGGAACAGTTGATGGATATATTATTGATCAGAGTTCAAACAACGCTGGCATTATTTATGCAGTTGAGCACTTGCATATCTACAATGCTCAATTGTCTGGTGGTATCGATTTTTCGGTTGGGGCTATCCGATTTAACGGCCTGAGTAATGGGTTAATTGCCAATTGTCTAATATCGGGATGGAACGGGATCGCATCGTATGCCAGCGGCTTCCACATCACGATAATGAACTGCGATTTTTCTGGTCCTAATGGTGGTCAAATTGGCAGCGTAGGTTGCTTTTCGTCACAGGGGACTGTGATTTCGTGTAGCGCGACGGGGTGCTACATTGGATTTGTTTTGACAAATGGGGTTACGATCACTGGGAGTAGAAACGAAACCTGTTCTATTGGCGTTCTTGCTGGCATGGGTGTCCCATATGGTTCGTTGACTCCATTTGCCGATAATAGCGAAGGGGTTGTCACGCCGGTCCCCATTAGTGCTATCTCATGGTCCAGCGGCTCCGGCGGCGTGGCAACAGTGACTAGCAGCGTCTCGTTGACGACCATAGGATGGACGAGCGGCACCAAAACGATTCAAGTCATGGACGCGGGCGCTCCGTTGTTTGCCACTGGCATCAACACCGATCTTTATTGGTTGCCGTTCCAATTTGCCACTTATGTTGATGACACTCATTTCACCTATCCGCTACCACACGATCCAGGGGCTTATTCTGGCAGCGGGGCATCGTTCCTTTTCTTCACGCAATTGGCTTGCCGGTTTGCAAGTGTGAGTGGGTATCAGACAGAGCGTTCAACGATTTCGTTCTTAGGGTTAAATATCAGCATTTCGTCAATCGAAAATTTTATTTGTACCGCGACCGTAGGACCAAATTTTCCGGGGGCGTCAGTTACCGGGAATGGGACGACGGCAACTGTAACAATGCCTGCTGAATATAATCTAGATCGCCTGGGGTGGATTACAAATTCCACCACACGGCCTCTGACTATTCAGGGTGGCATATTCTCATTGAACGATGTGAAAGTGACCGGAACTCGCACCAGCAACACGACTTTCACGTACCTCTCGGCTGTTGTGGGTACGGAGGCGTCGGTTGATGTTAGTTTTAATCCCCACAATGGATTTCGTCTTCAAGGTCCAAGCGTTTTGACAGTTCAGAGTTGTTTCAACAACATTGCTGACGCAAATTTCGATGGTACGTCAGGTGCCGGTGGTATTGATATGTACTGTGCTGGTAGCGACTTTAACCCGTATGTCACCTTTATTGATTGCCAGATGACTGGGACCTTGGGGGGTACGCTTGGATGGATTATGCCAAAAGCAACCTCCAAGGCAAATGTTCAATATATCAATTGCGATAATCCAACCGGGTCAACCAATGATGCGGCTGGTAGCCAATCGGGAATGAATTTTGCCGATCTTCCTGGGCAGTCTGGTGTGATAATGACAACTCCTATCGAGGGGATGACTTACGATATTGTTAACTGTAATGCCGCAACATTTCTAGCGACGGCCGCTGGTGCTGGTACTGGCGCAACGGCACACAGGCGCGTGCGGTACAATGCGGCAACGCCAGCGTGGCAGGTCATTGGATGATCACAGGATGGACATTTCTCGCTCAAGTTCCTCGCGCTCTTGCGGCGTCATCAACGCTAGCCTCCGCTTTGCTTCCACGTTGAGCCATCGGATCCCGACCACGAGGCCGTACACGATCATGGCAACAATGCTCAAAGCCAATAATTCCATGGTGGCGTCCTCCAGATACGGTGGGTGGCAATATGGTGCTGTAATATATCTGAGACAAGGGTGAGTCTGGAATCCAAACGGGGCTGCGCAGGTTATAACGACCGGCGACCAGTGGGTCTCGAACTGGTCAGGCTGGCCAGCACCATGAGTGGTAAACAGTCCGTAGTGTGATAGGATGATGACGGCATGACGAGCAGTGGCACATATGCATTCAACCTCAGTTATTCGCAGGTGACGCTTGCGGCGTTTGAGCGCATTCAAATCCGCGCGCCGTCTATCCGCCAAGAGCATATGACCAGCGCCCGCACGGAACTGAATTTGGCGTTGGTGACATTCAGCAATTTGCAACCCAACCTGTGGTCGGTGGAATCGGGGTCGATAGCCATGGTGGCAGGGACGGCCACGTATTCGGTTCCCGCCCGCACGGTCATGATCCTTGACGCCTGGATCACGACGACTAGCGGTTCAGTGTCCAATGACCGCTATGTCACGCCGATCAGCCGCACCGAATATGCCAGCCTGTCCAACAAGCAGACGCAGGGCCCCCCTACGCAATACTGGTTCGACCGCCTTTTGTCGCCCACAGTGACCATGTGGCCGGTTGCCGATAGCAGCGGGCCCTACACGTTCAACTACTTCTTTTGCACCCAAATCCAGGATGCCAATCTGCCGGGGGGCGAGACGCCCAATATCCCGTACCTATGGCTGGACGCCTTGGTGGCGAGCCTCGCACACCGATTCGCCCGGATTTACAAACCAGAACTAGAAGCAATTCGGGAAAAGGACTACAACCGCGCTTGGGAGATCGCCGCCACCCAGAACGTCGAAAATGTGGCTACCAGCTTCGCGCCGGCCATCGGCGGCTACTACCGGAGATGACTTGTGGGCTTCCGTCCGCATCCAAGAAGGGCCGAGACAAGCACGGACAGTCCCAGAGGGTGGGCTACGTGCCAGCGATGCGGCTTTATTACGAATATGGTGAAGCTGATCAATCAGACCGATTGGCGCGGGACGCAACTCCAGAGCCTCTACACCTTCGTCTGTGAGTCCTGCCTCGACAAGCCCCAGCGACAGCTTGGCACTGTCATCCTGCCGCCGGATCCTGTTGGGCTGCTCAATGCCCGTCCAGAGCCATATCCATCTGATGAATACTGGATGTGGCTGTGGGAGAACACGGGCTATCCAGTCTATCAAGAGGGCAGCCAAAGCGCGATCACGCTGGAATATTCCATTTACAGCAATGATGGGGACTGGCCATGGCCGCCGTGATTACGCCCGGTCCCCTCAGTCAAATGGTGCTCTACACCGGGCCGTTCATTGGCACGGAACGAATGCCTATTATTATCCCGGATACTACGGTATCCACCGGGTTCACCAACAGAGCAATCACGCTAGCCGAGTTATCGACGCTCGTCCCATTCGGGGCATTTCCTCCCACCATCCTCACGTCGGGGGCCACGACTGGCAGTCCGTATGCAGCTACTGCAACAGATTTCCTGATCCTCGTGAACAAGACTGTATCAGCCAATACTGGAATTCTGTTCCCGACCTCTGTGGGGCGTGTGCTCCCCATTCTTGTGAAAGACCTCAAGGGTGATGCCGCTACGTACAACATCCATGTGACATTTACCGGAGGTCAATCGGCCGATGCGCAGACTGACTACACCCTCATCGGCAACTACGTCTGGCAGTGGTTCTATCCCTATTCAGGGGGATGGTACGCAGCATGAACTACTCACAGTTTGTTATCTCGATTGCCAACCTTCTGGTGGTGCCGACCAACGAGCCGCGGTTTGTGATTGCGTTGCCGGATATCATCACGGACGCTGAACAGCGCCTTTACCGCGAACTGGACTTCCTCTCGACTACCGTGCGCGATAGTTCTCTCGCCCTGACATCCAGCAATCGTAATTTCACGTTGCCTGTCGGGACATCGACCACGGGTCCTACGGGGCCGTTCGTGGTGGTGGATGGCATCAACGTGATCAGCCCTGCCGGGACATCCAATCCAGACAGTGGCACGCGGAACCAACTGACGCCGGTTTCCAAGGAATTTCTGGATGCCTCGTGGAACAGCGTCACCGGGGCAACCGTCCCAGCCTACTTTGCGATGATCGATCAGGCGTCGATTATCGTAGGCCCTTGGCCAGATGGTGCGTATCAGATGGAGGTCATCGGAGAGCAACGCCCTGCGCCATTGTCGGCGACGAATACGACCACGTTCCTGTCGCTGTATCTGCCGGACCTGTTTCTGTCGGCCGCAATGGTGTTTGGTTGCGCTTACCAAAAGAATTGGGGGAGCATGGCCGATGACCCGAAGATGGCCCAATCGTGGGAGATGCACACCCAAACACTGCTAAAGTCGGCGCAAGTCGAGGAAGCACGAAAGAAATTCAACGCGGAAGGCTGGTCGTCAAAGGAGCCTGCACCTCTAGCCACTCCGCCAAGGACATAACCGATGGCTACCGCCAACATTCAATTAGCCACACCCGCGAATGGCTCTTTTGTGGGCACCTGGGACCAGCCCGTCAACGCCAACACGACGGTGATTGATGCCGTGGCGGGCAGCATCACGACCAAATCCCTCACCAATGCTAACGTCACCCTTTCGGTTACCGAGGCTCAGGTAGCCATTCTGCGGTTTACGGGCGTTCTCACCGGCAATTGCATCATCACCCTCCCTGCGATTATCAAATCGTGGATATGCGAAAACCTGACCACGGGCGCCTTTACGGTGAAAATCTCCGGTAGTTCCGGCAATGTGGTGGCGCTGCGTCCCGGTTCCTGTCAGGTCTATTGGGATGGCACTAACGTACAGTTCATCAATCTTGGTGGTGTTGGGGACTATTGGGACGCGAGCGAGGCCGATACGCCGTTGTGGGTGTCAAGTTGCACAGTGCCGCCTGCGCTCAAGTGCGATGGGTCTACGTTCAGTTCGGTGACATATCCCATCCTGAATGCTCGCCTGGGCGGGACGACGCTTCCTGACTTCAGTGGTCGCACGGCAGCCTATCTTAATGGGGGGACTGGACGCATCACTACGGCCGGGTCAGGCATTGACGGTAATACGCGGTTTTCAGCAGGAGGGGCACAAAATATCACGCTTGATGCGACGACGCTGCCATCTCACACTCACACTGTAAATGATCCGGGCCACACTCACACGTCAAATGCAAGCAACATAGTCAGTGCTTTTATTTCTAACTCTTTCTCTTCTGTTCAGGCCATTGTCTCGAACAACACTGCAACGATTAACTCGGCAACCACGGGGATTTCTTTGAATTCAACGGGCAGTGGCGGCGCTCACAACAACATGCCTCCTGCCGTCATAAGCGGCGTCCGCATGATATGGGCTGGATGATGCAATGCCATTTTCCAGTGTTAGACTTATCCCAGGCGTCAACGTCGAAAGGACGGCAACCCTCCTAGAGGCCGGCTATTCGCAAAGCCAATTGATCCGGTTCAAGGATAGCCTTGGACAGAAATACGGTGGCTGGCAGAAGTTCTACGATCTCACTGTGTCAGGCATCCCTCGGGATATGCATGCGTGGGAGGACTTGAACAGTGTCACGCATCTTGCCGTGGGGACGACGACGGAGCTTGGCGTCATCACGTCAGGCAACATCAACGTCATAACCCCACAGACATTCACCTCGGACTTTGCGCCGAATTTCAGCACGGTCATCTCAACGAACGTTGTCACTGTTTTAGACACAAATATCGGCACACTTTCGGTCTACGACTCTGTTCTGTTCCAGACGCCGATTTCCGTTGGCGGAATCATCATCTCAGGGCTCTATCCGATCCATTCGGTGCTGGGTGCCACGCTCTACACGATCATTGCCGATACCGCCACAGCGACGGTTAACAATGGTGGCGCAGTTCCCGTGTTCACCACGGCGATTACCGATTCGGCTGTTATCGTGACGCTCAATAATCATGGGCTGTCCATCGGCGGGCATATCGCTTTTGGTGTCCCGACCACGGCCAATGGCGTCACTATCTCGGGGCTCTACACCGTAGCGACGGTGACGAGCGCCAATGCTTTTACAATCGCAGCATCGAATCAAGCCACCGCAAGCGGCTCGTTCAGCATGAATGCTGGGCTTGCTGATGCGGTCTATTACATCAATATCGGTCCTCAGGCAGTAGGGTCTGGATTTGGGATTGGTCCTTTCGGTGCTGGTGGATTTGGCACTGGCTCGACTACGACTGCACAGACCGGGACGCCCATCACTGCGGTTGACTGGACCTCGGACAATTGGGGGCAGATCCTTATTGCCGTCCCGCAGAATGGCGGGGTCTATGCGTTCGATCCGACCGGAGGATTTGCTAATGCTGGCCTTGTCGCAACAGCACCTCCAATCAATGGTGGGGGGTTCATCTCCAATGCGCAGCAAATCCTGATTTTATGGGCATCGTCCGTCGAGTACGACATTGGGGTGCAGCAAGACCCGATGACAGTGAACTGGTCCGCCTCGGGGGATTACACAAATTTCGTGGTGTCATCGACAACGCAGGCGGGGTCGTTCCGTATTCCCATAGGTTCGACCATCCGTGGCGGGATGGCGGTTCAAAATCAGAACCTGATTTGGACTGATCTTGACCTGTGGGCAATGAACTACATCGGTTTGCCGTTCGTCTATGGGTTCAACAAGATCGGCTCGGGGTGCGGGTTGATTGGCTCGCATGCCGCGCAGCAGGTGCGTGGTGGTGTCTACTGGATGGGGCCAACGAATTTCTATCAGTACGCAGGCTCAGGTGTTCAAGTTATCCCGTGCCCGGTTTGGGATGCCGTGTTTCAAAATCTCAATACGGCCAACTCCTACAAAGTTCGGGCGATGCCTAACACGCCGTTCAATGAGGTCGGGTGGGAATATCCATCCTTGAACGCGACGGAGAACGATAGTTACATCAAATTCAACATCACGGAACCTGGAGGGCCGTGGGACTACGGGTTGTTGGCGAGGTCGGCCTGGATTGATCAGACCGTGCTCGGGATGCCCATCGGGGCAACTACGGGCGGGATCATCTACCAGCACGAGACGACGCCGGATGATGATGGAGCCCCTCTCACGGCATCGTTCACCACCGGCTATTTTATGATCGGGGACGGCGAGGATTTTGCCTACGTTGACCAGATCATCCCGGATTTCAAGTTTGGGCCATATGGGGGGAACCACTCCGCGCAAATCCAACTGACGTTCAACCTGATCAATTATCCTGGCGACACGCCTATCAGTTATGGACCATATACTTTCATGGGCACAACGCAGTACATTCCGGTAGGGCTGCGGGGGCGTCAGATGAGCATCACGGTGCAATCCTCGGACGTTGGAAGCTGGTGGAGACTTGGGCGCGTGCGATATCGCTGGCGGCCGGACGGACGGGCATAAATGGCGACCCTTGATGACGTAGTATCCAATCTACTCAGCATTGCCAAAAACATCGGCTCGCTGATTGGCGTGCTACAGACCACGTTGCCGCGTGTGACTGGGACGTTCACGATGGGCGCTGCGGCGACTACAGTGGTGACGGAGCCTGCGGTGAGGTCCAACAGCATCATCACGTTGCTGCCCACCAATGCGTCTGCGGCGACGTTGTTTGGCAGTGTGAAATCGCCATACGTGTCGGCACGAACGGTGGGCGTGAGTTTCACTGTGGCGACTGCGAGCGGGGGCGCCGCGGCAGGAACTGAGACGTTCAGCTATCAACTTCAAAACCCGGCGTGATGACATGCCCCTAGAGAAATCAAAATCACCGGCAGCGTTCAAGCGCAACGTGCGGACCCTGATGGGCGAGGTTGGCAAGTCACCGCATGTGCAGTCGCGGTCCCAAGCCTTGGCGGTCGCCTATAGCATCAAGCGGCGCGGCAAGGCAGAAGGCGGCGAGGTCGATGATCCGATCATGCCCATGCCTCGCAACCCTGCGGCGCCGGCAGATTGGGCACAGAACGCCGTGCGAGGCGCTGCCGGTAAGGTGGGTGACATCGTCATGGCGCCGCGGAGGGCGATGGATCAAGGGATGACTACCGCCGACGCCACGGACTGGGCTGGTGACGTTGCGACGACTATGGCTGGTACAGGAGGACTTGGCGCGGCCCGTGGTGCGTTAGGGACGGCCGGGGGCAAGTTGGTACAGCCCCAAGGCATCCGCGCCTTCCACAGTTCGCCGCACGATTTCGACAAGTTCGATTTCTCCAAGATCGGCACTGGCGAGGGCGCGCAGGTTTACGGGCACGGCGGTTACTTCGCCGAGAACCCGGCGGTGTCTGGGCAGGGTGGGCAGTATTGGAACCAGTTTCAGCACCGGTTTGAAGGGCCGGAAGGCGATGCTGCAAGTTATTTGGCGCTGCATAATTTTGATCGGCAGACAGCCGCCAAGGCCGCGCGAGAGCAGTTAAATAAGAACATTGATTTTGCCAAAAACGTTCGTTCTTCGGACGAGCTAGCCAGCTTGGCGGCACAACGCGCCAGTTTTGAGAAAACGGTGAACTTACTTGAAGGTGGCTCCCCGGTCGGCCCGCGCACCTACGAGGTCAACATCGCCGCGCGGCCGGAACAGATGTTGGATTGGGACAAGCCGCTGGCGCAGCAGCCTGAGGGTATTCAGAGGCTCGTGGCGGAAGGCCCTTCTCGCCTCGGCGGCAACGATGTTGTGCGCGGACAGCTAACTAGCCCCACCGGAGAAAACATTTACAGGCGCTTGTCGGTAATGAAGGGCAACACGGGGGCACCGAAAGTATTGCAAGGCTACGATGTTCCCGGCATCCGCTACCTCGACCAGGAGTCGCGGCTTGCGACTGGAGATGCCGAGCGATTAATTAAGGATGTTCAACGGCGGTTGGCTTATGCCGATGAGATCGGAGCATCTCCAGCAGCCAGGAAAAAATTGGCTGATGAATTGACTGGGTATCAGAACAAGATCAATGCGGGAACCCACAACTACGTCATGTTCCCCGGCACCGAGGACAAGGTCAAAATCTTGAAGAAGTACGGCGTGGCCGGGGTGCCTGCCGCTGGCGCTGCGGCGGCTGCGACGGAAGGTCAGCGCCCCATTGCAGGATTTGCCGAGGGTGGAGATGTTGACCCATGGCAGGCCGGTGTGGATGCGGCTAACCGTGCTGGAACGATGAGGCCGTCGCCCGTGGATACCAGCACCCCAGATGCAATGATGAGCATCGGCAGGGCAGGCGACACGCTCCGCAAGAACGCACCATTGTTGGCGGATACCGGACCAGGACGCATTGCGCAGGCGCTCACGCGCGTAGTCACCGGGCAGACGCCGATTCCACCACACGGCATGCGACGGGAGGACTATACCGACGACCCGAATGCTCCGCAGCCGATTGAGCCACTGGTCAATGATGCCATGAACGTGGCGGATGTGATGTCGCTTGGCAGTATGCCAATGGCGACCAAAGGGGCGGCCGGGATTTTCGGAGGCCGTCTTGCGGTGACGGCGGACCATCAAGCTCTTAATCGCGCCCAAGCCATGGCCAAGGCCGGCGCCCCGCGTGAGGCCATTTGGAATGATACCGGATGGTTCAAGGGCGGGGACGACAAGTGGCGGTTTGAGATACCGGATAATAAGGCCAAATTGACTCGCGATTGGCTTACGTCATCGCTCGACACAAGCCCTAACAAAGTTGCCGCAAATAAATATGCCTTACTTGAAGGAGCAATAAAGCACCCGGACGCATTTGATGCTTATCCAGATACAAGGATGATGGGGTATAGGGGCCGGTTTGAGTATGGACCTGATACAATCCTTCAACGTAAGACGGATACGGGTGAAATCGCAGTCGGGGCTGGCGGCGGCCATTATATACCAAGCCGAGATTCAATAGATGCTGGCGGATTCGGATACGACCGCCCGCAAGCCAAGGCCGGCGTTCTTTCAACAACATTGCATGAGTTACAGCACGCAATCCAATCGCGCGAAGGTTTCGTGCCTGGGGCGTCTCCTTCTGACTTCATGTATCAGAATAGCCCTCTCTTCAAATATAGAGGGCCGCTCAATACTGCGGAGCAGGCTTATCGCCGCGTTGCCGGCGAGGTCGAGGCCCGCAACGTGCAGGCCCGCATGAACATGACACCCGAGGAACGGCGCGCAAAGCCGCCTTGGCTGACTGAGGACGTGCCGGCAGGACAGCAGATATTTGGGGCACAGGCACCGGTCGGGCCGCAGATGTCGGCGGGCATCCCACCGAAGGAGCCATTTCGAATCCAGCCGCAAGATATACGCGCTCCAAAAGCCGCCAACGTAAACACGTCAAAGGCCGAAGTTCTTGCAGACTTGCCTCCACCGCTCTCGCCATCTGATCGCATTTGGCAGAACTACGTAAAGCGGATGGGGCCGGATGAAATGCTGAAATCAGGTCCGGTATGGAGTGCCGCGGAAAACTTGTCGGCGGCGAAGGGGATTTCACCGAGTGAAGCCTTTGCCGAGGTTGCCAACGATATGTTTGGTAGGATGGGGGCCAACCGTTTTATGACCCCTGCACAGGCTAAAATGCACATGGCGCGCGAGCGCGGGGTGCTAGTGCCGGTGCCGGCAGAGGGACTGACAATGAAGCGCCCGATATCAGGCTTTGCCGCAGGTGGCTCCCCTGACTTCAAGATTCACCCCTCCTACATTGCGAGGGCTCAGTCTCGGAGCCTCGGCCATACAGGGCCGATCAGTTCTATGGTGCCGGGGAGGACCGACCATCACGCGATGAGCGTGCCGCGCAACTCGTATGTCGTGCCGGCCGATATCGCCTCTGGCCTCGGCCAGGGCAACACTGCCGCAGGCATGAAAGTCTTAGGTGCCATGTTCCCGAAGTCTGGCCCCTACGGCTCCCCCGCAGCCGCGATGCACCGGGGCACGGGTATTCCGCGTCCTCCGCGTGCTGATGGTGGTGCTGCTGATGGTGTGGACCAAGACGTGCCGATCTATGCGGCGGGCGGGGAATTTATCGTGGCGCCGGCCGATCTGCACGATCTTGGCGGAGGTGACTTCAGTCATGCTCATGCTGTAATGGATGCATGGGTGAAATCAGAGCGCAAAAAACTAATAAAAACACTCAAGTCTTTGCCAGGACCGGCAAAGGACTGATAAGATCAAGGCCCGCTAGGTGTTGATGCACCGAGCGAGCCTCTAACCAAACGAACGTCGGGAGTTCGAAATGGCTGACAGTCACAATACGCTTATGCCTTCTTCTGCGAAAGAGGCCAAAGAGAGAGGAGAAAAATTCTACTTTACAGGCGTTCCTTGTAAACGAGGTCATGTTGCGTGCCGAGTTGCTAAAAAGGCCGCATGTGTTGAGTGCCTAAAGTTCTACTATCGTAAATATCGTGGTCAGAATCCTGAGCAGTGGAGACAAAGGGAAAGGGAGTATCGAAACAGAAATATAGAAAAGTTCAAAGCGCAGGACCGCGCTGCTTATGCCAGGAATCCTGAAAAATATAGGGCCAATAGGCGAGAGTGGTATGCCAAGAACAAGGAAAAGGCGCGCAAAACTTTTCTTCGTTATATGGAGAAAAATCGCGATGTAGTCCTAGCGAAAGCTCGCATTCAGTCTGCCAAATATCGGGCAGAGAATCCTGAGAAAGCGAGGCAGGCGATTGACGACTGGTGGTCCAGAAATCCCGGACGAAAGAAGGTCTACCATCGAAACCGGAAGGCAAGAAAGCGTGGTAATGGCGGCTCACACACAGCGGAGGACATTGCAGCCATCTTCAAGGCGCAGCATGGCCGTTGTGCAATTTGTCGCAAAAAACTCGGTGATGAACGCCACGTCGATCATATTACGCCAATTATCAAGGGCGGCAGCAACGATCCAAAAAACCTGCAAATGCTTTGTGAGCCTTGCAATCTTGCTAAGGCGGCCCGCGACCCCATCGACCACATGCAATCATTAGGATTTCTCTTATGAGCGACGATACACATCCGCTGTTGACCGATCCGTATCAAATCCAGGTTGGATTTCACAACCAAGTTGTCGGCGTCGGATTTATGAATGGCAACGTCAACATCACTCTGGCCGTCGCTCGCTTTACGCCACAAGATGGGAAGGTGGTACCGGACCTTGTGATATCCGCTCGCCTGCGCATGGATTTGTTTTGTATGCAACAACTTCATGATGAGTTAGGGCGCATCCTTGCGCAGAACGTGAAGCCGTCGAGCACAGTCCAATGACCATCCTGACCTGCCCAGTCCGCAAGGCCGACGCCGCCGACGAGGCGGAGCTTATGGAATTGTGCCGTGCACTTCATGCTGAGAACGGCATGTTCACCATGAGCGAGGACAAGGTGCGTGGAATGCTTCAGCGAGCCTTCAACAAGCAGGGTGCCATCGTGGGCGCGCTGGGGCCATCGGGGCATATCGAGGGTGCGATTTACCTGCTGATCTCGGACTACTGGTACTCTGACGATTGGCACCTGTCTGAACTGTTTTCGTTTGTGCTGCCGCAGTACCGCAAGTCGAACAACGCCAAGGAACTGATCACCTTCGCCAAGCGGTGTTCTGACGAGATCGGCATTCCTCTGATTATTGGCGTGATCTCGAACGAGCGCACCGAGGGCAAGGTCCGGCTGTATCAGCGTCAATTGAGCAAGCCTGCCGGGGCGTTTTTCGTGTACGATGCCAAGCATAGTCACCTGCATACTGCCTAGAGGACAAGTCCGTGGGAACCAAGAATCAGACGACCACTACCCAGCAAACCCCCAATCCCACTGCGGGTGCTGCTTACAACAGCCTCCTCCAACGCGCCTCTGGCGTAGCGGATACGCCCTATCAATCCTATAGCGGAGAACTGGTTGCCCCCGTCAATGCGCAGCAGAACCTTGGCATCGGGAACATCAACCAAGGTGCTGGTTTTGCCCAGCCGTACATTCAGCAGGCGGCTCAGTACGCCACCAACGCCGCGCAGCCACTGACTGCGGAAGATATTGAACGCTATTCGGACCCGTACACACAGCAGGTTATCAACGCCACGGAGGGGCAATTTGCCCACGACAATGCCGTGCAGCAGCAGGGCGTGCTCGGCAATGCCGCGGCGCAGGGTGCCTTGGGTGGCAACCGGGTGGGCGTGGCGCAGGCCCTGACGGCGGAGGGGCAACAGCGGGCGCAGGCTCCGGTCATCGCGGGATTACGCAGCCAAGGCTACAATACCGGCCTGAATACCGCGATGAACCAGCAGCAGCAGCAGGCGCAGGCTGCGTATTCCCTCGGGAATTTGGGCGTTGCCGGCCAGAACGCCTATCTGACCGGCGCCAATGCGCAGATTGGGGCGGGGACGCTTCAGCAGGGCACGCAACAGGCATTGAACGCGGCCAATTATGGCCAGTTTACGCAGGCGCAGGCTTTTCCGTATCAACAGGCCCAATGGCTGGCCGGCATCGATACGGGCGTGGGTTCCCAGATGGGGGGCACGTCTCAGACCACGAAGCCGGGGCCAAACCTCTTCAGCCAGATCGCTGGTCTGGGGATGGCGGGCGTGGGAGCCTTCACTGGAAATCCAGGGGCGGTCACTGGCGGATTGAACACTCTCTTTGGTGGAGGCAATAGCGCAGGCAACTACGGTGGATCGCCGGCAACCAATCCAAATCTCAATCCTGCGTCATTTGGGAATCTACAGAACCCCTATAGCAACCCCTACGTCGCCCGTGGTGGTCGCATAGAAGGCTTCGACAGCGGCGGCGCTGTAGTGCCATACGGTGGGGTAGGGATGCCTTATGCGGGTGCCGGTCCATCCTGGATGCCTCAGGCCCAAATAACGCATGGGCGGGGCTTGCCGGGCGTTGCAGGGGGCGATGACACGCCTTCCTCCCCCGGTGTGGCCAAAATCATGTCGGATGCCACGATGCTGGCCCGGAAGTTCATGAGCCAGCCAGGGGGTGAGGGTGCTCGGTACGGTGGCGTTGTGGCCCCGCCATCCGATGGAAGCATTATGGTTCCTCGTGGGTATGACGACGGTGGAGGCGTCCCTTTGCCACGGCCCGATCCAAGAGGGCCGCCTATCATGATCGGTGGGGTTGACCAACGGCCATCGTCTGGTGCTCCGGAATATGGGGCTAGTGATCATTTGAAGGCCGCATTACGGGCAGTATTCGAAGGTGGAAAGTATCGAGAAAGCGCGACCTCTCGCGGGGAAAGGGATGATTCTGGTCTTTATGATCGGCGGCGCGGATACGAGGACGGCGGGACGCCGACCATGGCCGGATTTGGTTCGGGTTCGATGGTGCCGCAGGATTTCAATTTATTCGACCCGAATCCGACCCCTGCCTATGCAAACGGTTTCCCGCCGGAAGATCGTCCGCCAAGCCAGTGGGACAGTGGGAAGCTCCGGGAGGTACCCTTCGATCCTGCCAGTTTTGCCCCTGGCACGTTCGGTATGGCAACCCCAGATGACCAGCCGCCCGACCCATATATCGGTGGCCGCGATGAGGCTTACCGTGCCGCCATGGCGGCGGCTGGCGATGATCCATATGGTGCCATCGAAGCACGGGCGGGCGTTGGCGACTCTTCCCAGGAGGCCCCCGCGGCCGGCGTCGGCAATACTGGCGGCTGGTCATCTGGCATTGGGCCTGCGCTCATGTCGGCTGGTTTCGGGATGATGGCATCGCAGTCGCCGTTCATCGGGACGGCCATTGGCGAGGGTGGGTTGGCTGGCCTCAAGACCTACACCGAGGGTCAACAGCGCGAGGTGGCGAACCGCAGGGCCGAAGCCACGATGGCACGGCAGGCTGAGCAGACGAACATCCAGCAAAAGAGCCTCGGTTTGCGGGTGAATGAACTGAAGCAACGGGCCCTACAGGCGCAGGAGGCCCTAAAGGCGCAGACACAGCGTCAGCAGGAAGCACTGAAGTCTCAGAAAGAGCGTCAGCAGGAGGCCATAAAGGCGCAGCAGGAGCGGCATGACGCCGATCTTGCAGAGCGCGAACGCCTGCATAGTAATCCAATAAAGATTGGAGAGAATCCTCGCACGGGCGCTGCCATCATGGGTGTGCGTGACCCGAAAAATCCAAATCAATTTTTGGACCCCATTACACGCGAGCCCATAGACGCAGGCACCATGACCGGAGTGCAGCCATCTCGTCCATCGGGTACGCCGACTGCGCCTCCTGCGGCTGAACCTGTCAAGCCAGCCCCGCTGGAGGTTAAGGTTCCTGAATCGAGGGTCAAAACAGCATTCGGAGACGAGGAAGACGCAGCATCGGCGCTACGTGGCGTCCTAAATTCAGGTGGCACGCCTGAAGGCGTCAATCCAGACGTCCTTGATGATCCAATGTTGAGCGAGGGTGATCGCAACAAGGTCAAGGCAATCGGTGAAGGGCGCGCAGCGTTTCTGCCAATCAGCAGGGGCAACAAAGAAAACCAGTTCATCATGAAGAAGGCTTACGAGTACAATCCCAATTTGGATCAGACGATGTTTCCGCGTCGTCAGAGAACCGAGAACTTTTATTCGGTCGGTACGCAAGGTGGGGGTGGCCAGCAAGTCATCGCTCTCAATAGATTTGCCGCCCACACAGGGTCGCTCTTGAAATTAGCCGAGAGCCTGGATGAAAGCCGGTTCCCAACTTGGAATGCTTTCCGCAATTTTGCTTCAAGACAGGGTGTTGGAGTTCTTTTCGGAGATAAGAAGGAAATGCAAGACGTTCTCGGAGCGTGGGACGTAAATGCGAAGGGAGTAGGCGATGAGGCTGCGAAGGTCTTCGCGGGGTCAAATCCTGCTCTTGCTGACCGCACAGTGTGGGAAAAGGTTCTGAAACCAGAGACGCCTCTTTCAACCATCAAAGCCAAACTACGGCAGGCTGTTGAGATGAGCGAGGGGGCGCTTCAAGCACTTGCTGCGGGTTACAACGAGGGCACGCGCAGCAATCATCAGCCACGCGAGTTTCTGACGCCGCACACACAAGAAATTTTTGAGGCAGTGAAGGCCAATCGTCCTATCGGAGATGTTGTAAAACCGTCTGGCGGGGCCACGGCAACGGACAAGCCCAAGACTGTCATCCAGAATGGTCATAAGTACGAACTGCAACCAGACGGCTCTTATCGATGAACATCCACGGGATCGGCGTCACAGTAGAGGTTCCAAAGGGAGCCACACGCAAGGGCACTGACCCAGATGGAAAATCGTGGGCCACGAAGATGCCCGCGGCTTACGGGCGTATTCCACGAACTACTGGTGCTGACCGTGAGCCCATCGACGCCTACATCGGCCCCCACGTCAAAAGCCCCAAGGTCTACGTCGTCAACCAAAACGACGCCGAGAGCGGTGACTTTGACGAACACAAGGTGTTCCTCGGATTTTCATCCAAGCGTCAGGTGATCCGCACTTACATGGCGGCATTCTCGGATGGGAATGGCGGAGATCGTCTTGGCCGCGTGTCTGAGATGGACGTTCCTAAATTCAAGGAATGGCTGAAGGGCGACACGACTGAACCCATCAAGCGTGCGGAAGGTGGTCCGGTAGACAAGCCTGCGTTTGATCCATCGAAGCCGTTCGATCCTACCCCTGCGGTAGAAGCCAAGCCTGCATTCGATCCGTCCAAGCCGTTTGACGCTCCGACTGAACAGAACCAATTCATTTCGGCCGTAACCGACGTGCCTCACGAAATTTATGAGGCCGGAAGGTCTGCTATCGGCGCAATGTCCAAGATGAATCCGTTCTCGGATGAAGGTCACCAGCGCACGGTGGAAAGGCTCAAAAAGCCTGCGCTAGAGGCTATGAAGGAACAGTACGGCGATGTAGGTTCAGCCATTATGGGGGCCCCTGCATTGGCTGGCTCTCCTGTCACTGGCGCAGCGCGATCTCTTGTAGGCCATCCATACTCTGCCATCACGGGCATTCCATACGACGAGGCCAAGGGCGCTGTTGACTTAGCGATGTCAGCCGTCGCCCCTCGTGGGGTTAGCCCGATTGGTGCTCGCACTGCCCCAGTGCGCCCGCCTCCGGTGCCAACGGCAGAGGAACTGCACGCATCTGCCACTGACGCCTATCGGCAGGCACGCGCCACCGGAGTTGAGATTGATCCGCAGCCTATTAGCCACTTGGCTGCGCGTATTGAGAGCGATCTTGCGGATATGGGATTGACCGCCCGAAATGTACCGGAGACGCATGAGATAATTAGAACTTTGCAAAATCCGCCACATGGCGGTGTGATGCGAGCGCAGGACTTTGAGAGGGCTAGGCAGGAACTTGTGGCGGCGAGGCAGAATGTCACGAACAGACGGGAGGGTAGGGCCGCTAACATCGTCATCGATCAATTGGACAACTACCTTGCCAACATTCCACCCGCCCACGTCATCCGTGGTGATGTCGGGTTGTTCCGTGATTTGATTGGTCGAGCCCGCGGAGACTATGCGGCGGCATCGCGTGCCGATACGACTGCCGGGAAGATTGAGCTTGGCGATCTTAACGCCGGGACGGCCTACTCAGGGCAGAACGTAGACAATGCCATGAGGCAGGCAATCAAGCAGTTGATTCGACCGGACAAGAATGGCCGCACGCCAGCACAGAAGATGGGATTTTCTGAAGATGAAATTGCGCAGATGAATCGCGTGGCGCGCGGTACGGCGACCGGGAACACACTGCGAGCAATCGGTAAGTTGGCCCCCACTGATTTCGTCAAGGTGGCTGGACATGCGGCACTTGCTCATCAATCCGCAGGAACAACCATCCCGCTCTCCATAGCAAGCTTTATCGCCAAGCGGCTTGGGGACCGAGGAACCTTGCGTGCTGCGGAACGGATGGACGAGATGGTACGTTCTCGTTCCCCATCGTATCGTGCCGCTGTAGCGGCGGCGAGGCCAGCACCGATTGCCGGACCATCACCAGCGGCGGGATTTGTTCCCCTAACTACAGGGGCGGCTGGCATGGGTGCTCCCGCCTTCGGGATGTCATCTCCGCGCATATTGGGTCCGGTGCCAGCCAATGCCGAGAATGACCAACCACAGTGATGCAGGGAATGGTACAACCAAGAAAATGACGGCATAGAGTAGCCGCCACACCAGATTCGGAGCCACGCCTATGATTGCGCGCATTGTTGCTGCCGTTCTGCTAGTTGCCGTGACGTGCTGCGCACTTCCAGCGCAGGCACAATGCACAGGTCAGGCCGCAGCGGGAACGCTATGCGGGAATCCAACGCTCGCGCAAGCCGTCCCACGGTATGGGCTCCCCGTCGCATTCGATCTTCCCACGTTGTCCGGCAACAATGCCTGGACGGGGACGAATACGTGGTCACCTCCGATTCCGCTCCTCTATGGAGGCACCAGCGCGGGATTGACGGCAGACAATGGAGCTATTGTCTACTCGACTGCCTCTGCACTTGCTCTGTTGGCACACACCACGACGGCGGGTCTTCCGTTGTTGTCAGGCAATGCGGCTGCGCCATCATGGGGTACGCGGTCTGGCAATACGACGACATACGTCACGACAACAGGATCTCAGACATCAGGGAACATTACATCGATAGATGCAAGCGGGAATCATATCGCCAGTGGCACGGCCCTTTCATCAATCGTGACCAGCGGCGGTAGCCTGACCGCGAATCTTCCAGTGATCGGAGCCGGTGGCCAAGCCGTGGCTGTCGGGACCCGATCCGGCAACACGACACAATTCGTAACGACGACGGGCACGCAGACATCCGGGAACGTGGTGTCGATAGATGCAAGCGGGAACCATATTGCAGGCGGCACGGCTCTCTCGTCGTATGTGGTTGGTCCTGCCAGCGCATGCGACAACTGTATTGTTCGATTTGACGGAACGACGGGTAAATTGATCCAGAATTCGCTGCCCACGATCTCTGACACCGGCATTCTTAATGTTAAAGTTGGCTCTGACTCGGACAGCACCGGCCAGCCTTCTGGAACTTTTGCTACCATAATCTATAATGCCACCAATAGCACGGGAATGAATGGACTCTTTGTCAAAAACAATTGGACGGGCGGTGACGGCATTGTCTTGGAAGTCGGCAACGATCTCCTTGGTGGTGCTTATACGTCTCTTTTACAAGCTGGCCTCAATGTCTCGGTCGCGCCAACAGGAAATACTTTTTCAACCGTTTCAAGCATTACGAGCCAACGGCAGACAATCCAAGCCAATCTTCGCGAAATAACAGCCAACTATGGCGTCATAGCAGACCTTGGAAATGGTTGTGTTGGTGATATTGCGTGTGGAGACAAGATTGCTCTTTATGCAGGGGCAAATGCAAAAAATGGTTCCTTGAATGTCTTTGCCGCAAACTTCCTAACCCGTATTGAATCTGGCAACACAACGGCGCAAGGCCTTTGGACGGTTGAGGTTGACCAAGATAATCTCGCCGCCCATTATGGCGACTCGTTTCCATCGCTAACCCTGCCCCTCGCCTATGGCGTTGACATAACCGGCGGGAGTTCCTTCCGTTCAACAGCCGCTCTCCACGTTGGAAGTCTCAACACAGGTACGCTGCCGAATGGACAATGGAACATGGGGATTTTCTTCGGGAACCCCAGCGCGGTTCATTGCGCGGTATGTGATTTTTCGTTGGCAATTACGTCGTACTATGACACAGGTACGCATACTGTATCATTCGATTTAGGCGCGGCTACAAATTCAGTTGGTTGGGCGCGGATAAAGAACAACGACCCACTGACATATAGGAATTTCCTAAACAACGCGGATATTTCCGTTCTGAAGCTTGATGCCTCCAATCTTGTGAATCTCTACAACGGAGGATTGACCCTCTCCTCTGCCGGGGTTGTTACATCTGGGAAGTACATTGGGACAACTACCGGGTTTGCAACCTCGGCAACGGCCGGTGTCAACCTCCTTGCTGGGGGGCTCAGCGTTAAGACCGGATCAGAAGCTGATAGCACCGGCCAGCCTGGAACAAACTGGGCGGCGATTGTTTACGATGCGGTGAACAACTCCGGAGCAGGCGGGCTCTTCGTTAAGAACAATTTTGCGACCACTGACTCTATCACCTTCGAAGTCGGCACTGATGTTGTTAGTGGAGCCTACGCCTCATCTCTTCGCATCTTTGGGGATGGAACAATTGTAACGCCACGACTTCCGACATCGGCCGGTGGTGGCGGTATTTTCGTATGCGTGGATACTTCTGGGAATCTGTATAAGAAGGCTACATGCCCATGATGAAACCTATTTTAGCTGTCACGGGATTATGGCTTGCCACTTTTGGGACGGCCAATGCTCAACAGCAACCCACCTCGCAACAGATCATTGACCAGCGAGAAGCACTTCAGATTGGCGCTCTTCTTAAAAACAACATTTCTCTGAGTGTTCAACTTGAGGCGGCAAACGATGCCCTGGCAAAAGCACAGGCTAGGATCAAGGAACTGGAAGCCAAGGTTCCTAAATGAGCGACGTGATTGATACGCTAGCGATCATTGCGGCCTATGGCCTGAACATGCTGGCTCTCTTTGCGCTTGCGTTTGGTATTGCGGGCGTGCTCGTGCTTCCAATCGTCAACAAGTGGAAAAATAATCTGTGAGCGAATCGTGGCGCGTTGCCAAATCACTCGACACCATATTGGTGCAGGTCAACGCAAAATGGCCCGACCGCGACAAGTCCAGCGACGGCACGGTTGCCTCGGATCAGCACCATCAGCAGAACCCTAGTTCTGATCATGAGCCAAATGCAGAGGGCGTGGTTTGTGCCCGCGACATCACGCACGATCCTCCTTATTTCGACTCCTATGCCTTTGCCGACATGCTGCTGCGCAAGAAGGATGAGCGCATCAAATATGTCATTAGCAATAGCCGCATAGCATCTGGCACGGGGCAAGATCATCCGGCGTGGGTATGGCGACCCTACACAGGATCAAACCCACACGATCACCATGTCCACATCTCGGTCAAGGCCGATGCGGCGCACTATGACGATCCCCGGCCATGGGACATCGAGGGCGGCGACAGCGTTTCCAAGCCCGGCGACGTGCCAGACCATCCGCCGCCATTATCGGTCTATCCCCCAACCTTGAAACTCGGCAGCAAGGGCGACGACGTTCGCCGGGTACAGCAGTTGTTGATGGTTGACGGTATCTTTGGCGACCTGACGCGGATTGCCGTTACTGACTTCCAGCACGATAAGGGACTTGCGACTGACGGGATTGTGGGGCCTGAGACGTGGCAGGCGCTGCTCAAGATCGCACCGTTGCCAACACCCGTGGTCCGGCCGTCCCTGTATCTGACTGGAAAGTGCAGTTGGTTCGGGGGCCCGCTCGATACCGGCGTGACGCCCAGTGAGGGGCTAGCTTTTATCTATGCCGTGGAGGAGCAACCGACCATCTTCCTCCCAGAGCAACCTCCCGGTACGACCGGACTGGCACGGCGACTAGACCCGGCGAAACTCTTCATTGCGTGCCGCTGGTCCTACGACAAGCCGTACCAATCCAAGGTCGATTTGCTCAAGCACAAGGCGCGGGTTCGTGCGTTAAAGACCGGGAAGGAGGCCGACTGTTGGCCCGCCGATTGGGGGCCAAACGAGGCGACTGGACGCATTGCCGATCTCAGTCACGGCCTCATGACCTCGCTTGGAATAACCACTGACGACGAGGTCGAGGTAGTGTATCCGTCAGATATCCCGTCTATAGTGGCGAAGCCTACACCGTCGGTTCCCGCCCCGGCAGACTGGCGCGATTTTGATCTCTGGGGCTGGTTGAAATCAATGTTCTTCTCTAACCAAGGAAAATGAGCCATGAACCCACTGTCTCTTCTCATCCCGCTCCTGACGCACATGGACCAGATCATGAGCCTGTTGCCGTTCGTGCAGCGGGTGATCGCGCGTGGATTTACCGTCAATTCGATTGCGGAAGACCTCAAGGATTTGGGTAGTACGCATCTTCTCGACTGGCTTTCACACAACGGTGCGGCATTTTTCCCCGACGTTAAGCCTGATTTGCAAGTTGCGGCCGGTGCCGTGCTCGTTGCTCCTGACTACGTGATGAAAATCCAGCAACTGCTGAATAAGGTTATGTCACCATCTCCCAACTTGGACATTGACGGGCGGCTTGGCCCGAAGACGAGGGCCGCAGTCATCGCATATCAGACTGCGAAGGGTTTGACCGTTGATGCGTTCCCCGGCGATGCCACGCGGGCCGCGCTCGAAGCCGATTCGGTGAAGACCACCTCGACTGCGCTTGGCGGCTCGGGTGAGGCGGCAAACACCGTCGAGGTTCCCAAGGTGGCACCCGCCGCAACTCCGGCACCAGTTCAGGCACCGGCCGCAGCCTGACTCATGACCGAACAACACTATCATCACCACTTTTATCACCATCACGATCCTGGTCTTTGCGAGGTCAAGGCCGAGATCGCCAAGCTGCGCGACCTCATCATCAGAAACCAGGAGGTCCTAATGGCCACGCTTGATGAAGTTCTTGCGGAAGTCACCGACGAAAGCAGTCGCCTTGATAGCATCCAAACTCTGATTGACGGCATCAAGCAGCAGCTTGCTGACGCTCTCTCCGGTGCGGCGTTGCCGCCGGCTGTGCAGCAAAAGGTTGATGCGGTGTTTGCTGGGTTGACGGCAAACAAAGCCAAAATCGACACCGCGCTCAATGCTGGAACGCCGCCCCCGGCCTAACCGTGACCTCCAACATACCGGGCCGCGGGTGACTGCGGCTCGGTTTGGACTGTCGAAATGATGTTTATTTTCCAGATGCTCGCAACGGTCTTTTGGTCCGCAGTCATTTGGACCTTCATCTGCGCCGTTTTTGGATTCTGGGCTTGGTGGTAGCAATGATGACCAACCCAATCGTATTCTGGAGGGATTGGTGGAGCACCCTCAGTGCCGTTGAGCGGGCTGTCGTCGGTGCCCTGTTCGTCGCAGCGATCATCATCATCCTCGTGACGCCAGCCGGTGCGCAGGGGGTGCTTGAGCCGTCAAATAATGCTGTTTTGATTGCTCTGATAGCCGCCACGCCGTTGCTGCTGACAAGCCCAATCATCGCATGGATGAACGAACTGAGCCGCAGGCGTGACCGTGAGGAGGACAGAAGGGATCGGGCCGCGGTTGCAAAGGAAGCAGAAGATCGGGCCGCAAGGGCCAATGAGAGTGCCAAGTTGGTTGTAGCCAACACGGCGTCAACGGCGAAGTCGGCCATTGATACAAATATGAAACTTACCGCGGTGGCGAAGACAACCAGCGTCATCCACACCCTTGTCAACTCGCAACTGACGGCTTCGAAGCAAGCCGAGTTTGATTCGATCACCCGTGAACTGGCATTGCTGCGGGAAATTGAGGGCATCGGCCCAGCC